TTCAACCGGCCTTGATTCCTCATCGACATGAGCGGCAAGAATTGCCGTTGCCATGCGCTTGCTGAATCGGTCATTCATGAAGGCTTGCACGTCATCAATCTTTTTGGCTTGTGCAGCCGCAAGCGCAGCCTCATATGGCCTTGCCGATGATTCCGAATAGGCCTTGATGACCGGCGCGACATGGTCAAGCCATTTGTCCGGCGCGCTTGCCGTATGACGGAAGCGGGACTCGCGATATTCGGACGCGCCCCAAATGATATGATTCTTGCATCGAAAATCAAACAAGAAAGCAGCCATTCCGAAAGAGCTTGCGCCGGTTTCACTGTTCCAAACGAAAATTCCGCGCGCAAGTGAGCCGGACTCGCCGTTGCGGCGATTCTCGATTGTGATTCGGTTTTCTTGATCCGCCAAAAACACAAACATGTCACGGTCACTTGCATAGAGAGTCGAGTCCATCTTGTCGGTGACAATGTCCGTTGAACCATAAGCGCCGGGAACACGGAAAGCGCCGGTTTGTCCATCGCCAAACAGGTTGACAAGAGAGTCGGCAATGGACTGATTCCAAACGCGCCCATATTTAGGGCCGGTTGCCGCGCGCAATGTGGAAGGCTTCCCGGCGTCATCCGTGCCGATAAGGAGTCCCACATCTTCCGAGTCGGCCTTGATTGTCGAGTAATTCAGGCAATCGGCTGCAAGAGGTGCGGGAAGGTTGCGCAAGTAGCTTGCAGGTGCGCCGAGTCGCGCGGCAATCTGGCCAAAGGCCCAATGAGTCGGCGCAATGACGTTGCCGGTTTTCTTGCTGACAATTTCGATTCCCTTGAACGTCGAGTCGCCGTCAACCGGCTGGAAGGCAAGAGACTTGCTCGACACGACTCCAGCGCGCGACTTGCGGCGCTCATCCGTCACCTTATCGCGCAAGTCAATCAATGACGTGAAGCGCTCATCTGCCGGACGGGAAAGCCAATTCTTGTTTGCCTGCATCAGTTCCATTTTAGACTCCTGAGATTAGCAGCGCTGCACCATGCCGCGCCGTGATGTGAGGTATACAGGGAAGGTGTTAACAAAAGGTTAACGCTCATCCTCCGGTTTGCAGATATAGGCCGCGCCGTCCGGGATATCATGCCAGCCGTTGCGCTCATCCACATAACCGGAAAATCCGGCTGCAATGGCCTTGCCGCAATCCTCTTGCGTAAGCCCGGAGTCCATGGTCCAAAGGTTGCCGTCCGGCGTTGCCATGAGTAACAAGAAAAACACGGTTTTCATGATCTGGACTCCTCAGTTGTGGAAATACTCAAACGGACACCTTCCAGCCGGACTAGGAGTCCAGCCGGTCACCTTGCCGTCATCCCATGACAGGCCACATTCGCCGCATTGGCAACGGTCAATCGCGGAATCACTGTGCATCAAAGGCTTGACCGGAAAGTCAGCCGGAATTGCATGTTCCCGGCAATGGGCGATTGCGGCCTTGATGGAGTCGAATCGGTTGCTCTTGCGGCCATTCGTGCCACGTCTCCAAACGACAAACAACCTACCACCGACTCCACGTGTAAGCACGTAACCAAGAGACTCGGCCACGTCACTAGCCTTGAAGAATTGCGGCGTTTCCATTCTCAAAACTCCATCCATTTGCCGTCAATCGGCAAGCTCAAGAGCACGGACTCTTGCGCCGTGAAAATGTCAGCCGATTCCTTATCAGTCCATCCGTGCCGGTTACTCCAAAACAGGCTGGAGTCCGATTTGCATACAATATAGAACATTCTCAAAACTCCCGCGCGATGTCTACAGCCGAGTCAAAGTCCGCGCCAAATGTCCGGCGCATAACCCTATCAGATTCCCGGCATGCTTCCCATGTGGCAAGAGCCTTGCGCGAGTCCGTGTCCATTCCCAAATCGCCGCACCAATCGGAAAAGGACTCTTCCGTTGCATCGGAAAGCAGCGATTGAATTATGTCAACCGATTCGGGAAGCCATGCGCGCCGGACACAATCCAGAATGTCCGATTCATCACGTGTCAACCGGCTTGATTGTCGAACACTGAAAGCGTGTTTCACATCTGACTCCGTGGCGAAAATCCAATGCGAGCCCTTGCGCCCTTTCGTGAAGGCCGCGCGGAAAGCCTGCAACGTGTCAGGCAAGGCCGCAAGGCCGCAAGGCTTCCGGCGCTATAGTGGCCGCTGTAAACGACTCGCCCATTGTGGAGCACGTCAAAGGCCGCATGCGCGGCGCTCTTGTGCCAATCGGAGTCGCCGTCCGGCCTTGTGTCGACTCGGCGCGCGGCAATGGTCACCTTGTGAGCTTCCATCAATTCGGCAAGAGCCTTGCGCTTTGCCAGATATTCGACTCGCCATGCCGGGATTGTTTCCGTTTCCATGATGTCAACCTTTCTTGCAAATGCAGAATGAGAATTGCAGCCGTCCGATTCTCAAAAACCGGATTCCGCCGTTGCGAGTGTAGCGAATCCCCTTGCAGGGATTGTGCAAGCGCATGCGCAAGGCCGACTCTATGGCCTTGTCAATTCCGGCGATATAGTCGAGCACGGACTCCAGCCTTCCCGGCTCGCAATAGAGCGGCACGGCGCGAATCTGTGAAATGGTATAGCTTGACGCGGTCATGAGCCCGACTCCTACTGCAACGCCGAAACGATAGCGGCGAAAGTGTCGAGCATGCCGGACACGAACGGGATTCCCGTGGCGATAGCAAGAGCGAGTCCAGCGGAAAAGAAAGCGGAAAAAGGGGACATGTTAGACTCCATGTTTGGACGGCAAGAGCGCCGTTGCTCCCACGTGCATGTGAGTGCAGGCATTGATCTATAACGGCAAAGTGTTAAAAAACCGTTAATTGTGGCAAGCATGGCAAGTCAGCCGTTGCGTGACCCTTTGGGAGCTTATCGCGCTCTATATAGCGCCACGGAATCAGATAGGTTTTCAAGGTTATTGTGGCCACATATCAAGAGCTTGCGAGCGCGGGAATCATGAGCGGCGCAAATAGCGGAAAAACTGGCAATCTGTGAAGGCCGGGAAGAATTTAGAATGGAAAGCGCGCTTGGATTCATTCGGGAATCGGATTCATTCAATGATTTCAACGGATTCATTCGGAAAGCCTGTTTTCGTCGGATTCATTCGATTGCCGTTTAATATCAATGATTTAGAGCAAATAAGGCAAATTGTGCCCATGCTGAAATCGAATGAATCCGAATGAATCCAGAAAAAACACGGATTCATTGATTCATTTGTAAAATCAATGGGATCATTCAAGGTTTTTGGAATGAATCCGAATGAATCCGAATTCCCTTTAAGAGTGTAAATCAGGCAATTCTAAACGATTGCCATGATTACACAAGGACTCGCGTGCTAGATCATGATTTCAGGATTCAATCTGTAGAGCGCATTTGCAGGAATGGCTTTCTGTGATTGCAGCGCCGTGGCGCTAGGGTATAGGCCGCTTGCCCACAACGCCTTGTTAACCATTCCTAGAGAGTCTGTATAGTCTACCTGATAAGTAGGGTATTAAGGAACGTGGTTAACGCCGGTGCCCTGATTAACCCCTTGTTCACTATGTTCAGTAAGGTTAACGATTCCTTACCATTAAGGGGTTATTAACCATGTTTGTTAACGTTAACAAGGCCTTACCCTTTACAGGGCATTAACCTTAATTCTTAGGGTTAACAGAGTATGAACAGTAACCCTTTGTTAACCTTATTAAATAGGGTTAATAACCTCTTACTCTACTATACCAGTGGGTTAACCATACTACCCCTCGCTGCCATTCGTCATTCGCATAATAGTTATTATGGAATATCTTTGATGCACACAATGATAGATGAGTCAACAACATCAATGTGTTAAGGTTAATAGATAAGGTTAATGATGAGTGAACAGGAGAGGGAACGTTAACCTTAACTCTTAAGGTTAACCCTTTGTTAATAGCCACCTTTTGTTAACCATGTGCCTTAACGTTAACAGACATGGTTAATTTCGGGTGCACATTAGGGGGTTATTAACCTTAATTCGTAAGGTTATCAATGAGTTAACGGTAACCCCGCGTTAACCTTAACGGGTAACCCTCCCCGGTAGGGTAAACGGTTTCTTAAAGTGAGGGGGGTGGGTCAGGTCCCCGTAGGCCTGTCCGTGCCCCATTTTTAGCTCGAAAATGGCCCTAAAAATTTGGTTTTCTGGAAAAATTCCGCAAAATTTGGTTTGACATTCACCCCGAGGGGGTGTAACCTATATTTTATGAGCAAACCGTGTAAAGACTGTGGTGGTTCAGTTTCCCCACCCGTGCGTTCTTACCTGTCATCTAAAGACAGGTGTGATGAATGTGATCGCAAGCGTAGGCGAGCCAAGGAGAACCGTCGCAAGAAGAAGGCTTTGGTGGAGAAGCGTTCTCAGGAGCCTCGTTTTTGTGTGGATTGCTTTGCGGATATGGACCCCTTGGAGCATAAGGCGAGAAAACGCTGCCCGTCCTGTGTCGATGCAGCGATAGAGGCCGGTCGATACTCAAGAGAGGCCAGCAGAGCGAAAAGGGCCGCATTGAGAGCCAAGAGAGATGAAGCCCGCCGACTGTATGAATCAGCCAAGAAACGCGCGGCATTTAAGGGTCTGGCCTTCACGATCACTGTGGATGACATAGTGATCCCCGAGAACTGTCCTGTGTTCGGTGAGCCGCTGCTGCCGCCAAGCCTGTGTGGGCCGAACCCCATGATGCCGAGTATCGACCGAATCGACTGTAGGAGGGGATATGAGCCCGGAAACGTGCAAGTTATGTCTCATAGGGCTAATACACTGAAAAATGATGCCTCTATCGCTGAATTAGAGGCCCTTTTGGCTTTTTTGAAGCGAAAAATGCAAAATTAACCCTGTTTTTCGGTTTTTCTTGCGTAATTGGTCAAATTTGCTATCCTGTTGTCGTTTTCACACCAAATCTGACAAAAAGGAGGTTTTCAGCGTGGACTTCAGCTTTTTCGTGAAAGATGACGGCGGGCGCGCGGCAGCGGGCTATCGGGGCACGACCGGCGACTGTGTTTGCCGCGCGATAGCCATTGCGACCGGCCTGCCCTATCAGACGGTGTACGACACCATCAACGAGGTCGGCAGCAAGGAGCGCATCACGCGCAAGAAGAAGTCCAAGTCGAACGCGCGCACGGGGGTGTTCAAGGATGGCACGAAGCGGGTGATGGCGTTGCTCAGGGACCGCCATGGGATCAAGTGGGAGTGGGTGGCCACCATGCAGATCGGGAGCGGCTGCAAGGTGCACGTCAACGCGGACGAATTGCCGTCCGGCAGGCTGATCCTTAACCTTAGCAGGCATTTTACTTGCATGATCGACGGATTGATATATGATACGCACGATCCTTCCCGAGACGGCACGAGATGCGTCTACGGCTACTGGAAAATAGGAGACAAGTGATGGTTCATAGTTCAAGAGAGCGCGCCGAGAAGCCGCACGAGCAGTTCAAGATTGGTGACCTCGTCTGCACGGCTGACGGCTACAATCACGGCGGCGAAGACTGCGTGGTGCTGATGACCGGCCTGAGCAACGGCAACACCAGTTTCCACGGCGTTGTCGTGTGGGGCAGTGAGATGGACGGGCGTCATCCGGGCTACATGCCGGGGTTTTGGGCGACCGAGGCCTTCCGTCTGTTCCATGGCCGCATCATCTTGGAGCAGTGACATGATCCCGGATGAAGGCAAAATTGATGCGCTCATGAGGAATGCGATGACGCTGACCTTCAGGGGTCAGACCATCCTCGTCGGCAACATCTACAGGGATGCCAAGGGCCGCTTCCCGGATGGCAAGCAGGTCGGCACGTCAGAGGTCGTGGAGGTCAAGGGCAACATCGTCCAGACCCGCAACTCGACCTATCTGGTGGAGTGGATGGGCGGGGCAGCGAGCGCAGAGGCCAAGGTATGAGCCGCATCGTCTACTACGTGAAGACCCAAGAGCCATGGGTCAAGGGCTATCGGCCTTGGGCATCCTACCGTGAGACCACGCAGGCCGAGGATGCCTTGCGCCACGCGCGTGAGCGTTTGCTGGCCGGTTTCAACGTCACCATTCACCAGAAGGAGGAAGCCTATGAGCCGGGAACTTGATGTGATCTTCAGCCATGCGGGCATCGGGCTCGTCATGACCTGCGGCGCTTGCCCCGAGCAGTATGATGCCTTCAACGGCAAGGGTGAGATGGTCGGCTATCTCAGGCTTCGCCACGGCTACTTCCGTGCGCAGTTTCCGAATGTCGGTGGTGATGTCGTCTATAATGCGTATACCAAGGGTGATGGCATGTTCGAAGACGATGAGCGCGAAGAGCACCTGAAGAAGGCATGCGAAGCGATTCGCAGCGCCAAGCTGAAGGACTATCTGGACAAGAGGTACGCATGAAGTACCATGCTGTCCGTTGCGAGACGTGGCAGGCCAAGCGCGGTGGCCGGAAGGTGTGGTGGGACATTCACCCTGTCGATCACACCGGCAAGCGCCTCAGTCCCGTGGCGACAATCCACCAGTTCGACCTCGTGGAGGTCGTGATGAACCATTTGAAGAGGATCGACCATGAGCGCCGAGTTCGTTGACTCCGATGGCTTCGAAGGCCGCAAGCCTTTGCAGTCCGGCATGTATGTTGTCTATACCAACGACGCGCACATGCCGCGCTACGCCGCGCGCATTCTGCTCATCTACGATGCCGAAGCCAAGGTGTGGGGTTATCCCATGTCCTCCATGAACTATCGCGGCCACGTCTACGGATGGGTTGGCCCGCTTCCTGCATTGCCGCTCTGTGAGTGAACCAAAACGAAACCTGTAACAAAAGGAGACTGCGAAGTGAGTAAGAAAGCAAAGACGCTCGACAACACACCAATTCCGCCTCACGTGTGGGCGGCGGGTGCTCTCATTCGCATCGGCCTCTTCGGTGAGCGCAAGAAGTGAGAGATGTCTACGATCCTCGGCCTCTGTTCATTCAGTCCCCGCCTTTCGACTTGGCAGAGGCCGAGATGTATGATATGGGGCTCGTGTTGTGCCTCAAGTGTCGTACTTGGGTGGCCAAAGAGGCTGCCTGTGACGACAAATTCTTCTGCGAGTTCTACTGGATCGGAATGGAAGACCATTTCACGTACTAAGGAGGGTGCGTCATGGCTGTCGTGGTTGTGTATCAAGCCGGTGACGGCACACTTTTTGTTGACCGCAACCTCGCTCTTGCCTATGATGCATCATTGTCTCGACGCAACAGGATCATGAACCATTTCAGGACACACAAGCCTTTGCTGACCGATACCGGGCGCTTGAGGGACCAAGTAGACCTCAAGGATGTCGTAGACTGTCTCGTCGCGGACGCAACCACCTTCAGATCAACAATTCTGGTGTGACATGCCGACAAAGAATCCCAAGTGGCTCAATCGAACCATCCATCCCGAGGGTCCTTACATGTGCCTGTGCCTGTGTCAGCAGGACTTCGACACGGCCATGAAGAAGCTCGGCATGGTGGACAGGATGCCGTACATCACTGCCGATCACAAGGGCGCTACGGTGCACCTGTTCCGCGATCCGAGGGGCAACCAGTGTGCCATCGTGTGCATGCGGCTGGTGAGCACCCACACCGAAGCGCAGCGCTTGGCGATGCTCGTCCATGAGGCCGCACACATCTGGCAGTACCACGTTGAATCTATCGGAGAGAAGAATCCGAGCGATGAGTTCATGGCATACGGCTTGCAGAGCTTGTCCCAAACTCTGTTTGTGGACTACTTCAAGCAGATGCAGGACATTCCGAAACCACCCAAGAGAAAGGACAAACGATGACCACGATCTACTTCTACGAAGGCATTGACGGTGAACGCTTCGCGGCACCGACCGAGGCCGAGGCCAAGAAGGGTGCCAAGGCAGCCTACGAGGCCGATGATGTGCCGAAGCGTGTGCTGAAGGTCGAACTGGCCAAGATCGGCACCCGCGAACTCCTGTGCGCCCTGTTCAACGGCGAGACGGAGAAGTTCGTCGGCACCAAGGAAGAGACCTACACGGCTGGCCCGCGCAAGCGCAAGGGCGGCGAACCCGAGCCCGCGCCCGCCCCGGCACCCGAGCCGGAACCGGAAGAGGATTGGAGCGACATCTGATGGAAACGTTCCAGTCCTACTGGCAATGGCTGCCACCGGGCAGCGGGCTCGTCCTCGGGCTCTGCGCGGCAGCGGTCGTCCTCTGTGTGGTCGCACTGTGCGTGGGGGATGACTGATGGTCTCTCCTGAACTGCGCTCGCGCGCTCGCCGCTACGGCTACACCGGCAAGACCAAGGAGCAAATGCTTGCCGACCTCACCACTGAAGGTGATGTTGGCACGGCTCTTGCTTTAACCAGTGAGTGGCAGCGAGCCGCTTCCACTTTGAAACAGAAGGACCCTGACACATGATGAAAATCGGATCGCTTGGCCTTGGCGATGGCCGCTGCGGCTGTTCTCGGCGGTGCGGCCAGTGAAGCTGGCAGGGCACTCATCAAGGCCACTCCTGTGCTCAAGAGGACCATGCAGGGTGTGCCTACCGCCAAGCGAGCCAAGGTCAAGGCCGCGCGCCGCCAGAACGTGCGCCGTCTCATTGCTGCGAAGTACGCCTGATGTGGTGGGCGGTTGGGATCGCAGCGTGGGTGGTATGCACCATCTTCGACATCTTCATCACAGCCTACATCATTCGGGCTATCCGGCGCTGGTGGACCAAGAAGGTGCCAGATGGCCAAGTATGATCACGGCGGCGGGTGCGCCTGTGGAATGAGCAGGTTCTGCGATTGCAGCAATGCCACGCTTCAGGACCGGCTCGACCGCGAAGCCTACGAACGAGAATTTCCCAAGAAGGAGAAGCCCAATATGGCACTGAAGCAAATTGAAGACGCCTACGACATGGGCATCCGTCCGCCGCCGAACAATGCGGGCGGTTCCATGATGTCCCGTTTTGACGAGAAGCCAGCCGGTCATTGTGGTACAGGGGTGGACCCGACTGTCTCAATCGTGGACAAGGGCACCCTTCGCGTCAGCGTGATCGCCAACGGCATCCGTCTGGTGCAGGACGTTCCGATGCCCGCCGAGGTCCGCAAGGCTCTGGAGCACGTCCAGCGCGCGGCACAGGCCATCAGGGGCAACGCATCATGAAGAGCGTCTACATTCGCCGCGACAATAGCTTCATGTCCCTTTGGGACCGAATTGTCACAAGATGGAACAGTATTTACACCATCAAGGAATACGGCAACGGCGACTTCCACATCTACGAGAACTGCATTGGCTTCGTGGACACAAGGGTACATGTGACTTCGTCACTTGATTTCGCGCTAGACTGGTGTGAGAAGCAATTGAAGGACGCCGAAGTGAAGTCCACCACCTATGTCACGTGGGGTGAATGATGAGCTATATCAGCCGAATGTTCATCGGTGGCGGCTTCACCGTGAAGGCCGGTCAGCTTGCGGGCAATCCGCTCATCGACTCCTACACCTTTGAGAAGGAGCAGGATGGGGTGGTCTATCGTTGGACCGGCGTTCGCCCGGAAGAAATCACGAAGGATGGAGACCTTGTGTTCCATCTGCCGGATCAGCAGGTGCGAGCAGATGGTGGACCTTACATCATGGAGTGTGGCACAGAGCTTGCATGGGCTAATCCGTAAGTTTCAACTTGAAACAGGAGGACACCATGTTGAGAGCACCGAGGCACTTCAATGAGACGCCCGTCGAACAGACACAGGGGAAGAAGGGCTCGGATGCCCTCTTCTTTCTTCTCGTGCTTCTGTCTCCCCTCGCTGGCATCGCAACCTACTACGTTTGGTGATCGCATGTTCGAGCGAGCGCGCGACCTCGTCGTCAATCACCTGTTCACCTTCTATGTGACCGGCGATCTGACGGTCTACGAAGGGCTCAAGCTGGTGACCGACTATCTGGCCACCCGAGGGGTGAAGACCCTCAAGGAGCTTCCCACGAATGAGATTTGGGATGATGCTGTGAAAATATGCCAGATCATCACTGACCACGTCGAGAAGAAGAGGGATGCAGAATGAACCCCTACCAGTTCTACGCCGAACGCAAGAAGCTGCCACCTGTCACGTCTCGTATCATAACGGGACAGTATGTCTCAATCATCACCAACGAAGCGGGCAAGGTCCATCACGCAATCGGCATGGTGCCTGAAGATTGGTGGGCCAACATGTGCAGGAGCAAGACATCGTGAGCGATGACCTCATCTCAATTCTGAACACCACCGAGTCCATAGTGTCCAAGAAGAGGACGATATGGGATAGACACAGCCACGTGCCCCACCTCATCCGGGTCGGGGATTATATCCGCTACGAGGAAGGCTCAGACGACCCCTACGCGACCATCATCATCAACCGGCTGCCAATCCTTCGGACCACGAAGAAGGGTGTGTGGGTGTGCGGTGAGGACTACAAGGAGCGCTTCGTGCTGACCGGCGCGAACAAATACAACAAGCGCTATGCCTACGAGAAATTGGAGGATGCCATCCATTCTTACAAGTGCAGGAAGGGATGGCAAGAGCACCACGGCCAGCGCGCCATAAAGCATGCCGAGGTTGGCATGGAGCTTGCAGAAATGCTCACGGATCAAATCACCAAGGAGAAGCAACGCTGATGGGTACTCATTCTGATGATTTCGAGTTCCTGCAATGGGCCATGAAGAACGACAAGCTGAAGTGGGCCATATCCATGCGCGCAGCCGAGTTCCTTCTGGCGCGCGCCGGGGCTCGTGGGCTCACCAATGTGGTCTCGCACATCAACGGATATGATCTTCTGGCCACGGACCTCTACGAGCTTGTGCGCCTGTCCGAGCCCGAGGCATGGAGCGAATACTGTGCCAAGGAGGAAGACTACTGGGAGACCAAATCTCGCCTTGACGATGCGATGGGGAAAGAGGTATTGAACCAGCCGCCCTGCTTGTAGCAGGCGGATCACCAAGGTAGTTTAACGTCAGAACAGGCAGCATTGCTGCGTCGGTGTAGGTAAAATTCCCACCCTTGGAACTGCTTTAGAGGAAGTGCATGGCATACATCATCGACAAAGAGACCAAGATGTTCTGGAAGGCCTACGGGCAGGGTCTCACATCTGAAATCGCACTGGCCCACGAGTTCGCGGATAGTGCGGCGCATGCCCTGCTCCGTCTGTTCTGCGATGAGGTCACGATCATCACGAAGGATACCGACAAGACCCGTGACGGCAAGGATGTCTGGATCGAGCACCACTGGAAGACAGAGGTCAAGTCGATGCCCATGAGGACCAAGCTCATGCGCGACAAGGAGCTTGTGTGGGTGGCCTACGATGGCCTCTGGATGGCCACGGACAGGCAAGCCCTGATCCTTGGCACTTTGCTGGCATACAACGCACCAACCCCCTTCAAACCCGAGCCAATGGCAGCAGCATGACCATCAACCTGAGTGACTACATATACGAGATGGACCGCGCTGACACAGCGGAAGAGAACCTGAAGCTCGTGACGAACACTTTCAGGGTGTTCAGCGAGACCGCCAGATGCTATCTCTGCGAAGAGAAGATCGGAACCGAGCGCTGGCGCATAGGGGAGTATTCGAGTGGCAACAAGGAAGTCGTCCACCAAGCGTGTTGGGATGAAGAAGCAGAGAGGGCCGCATCGCAAGGCTCGTACTGGATCGGCGGCAGTCCCGAGAAAGTCAGCCAAGTCCCGGCTATCACGTGGTATGAAGAGTTCTACGACACGCCGCACTATCACAGCGGCAGAGGTGGACAGTTTGAAGGAGAAGCAGAAGCCTCTCCCGGAGCCAACCTCGCTGACGGATCGACTCTTGAAGCGTTTGCGTCGTCTGAAGGGTTCGGCACCTATGCCCGAGAACACGGTGGTGATCGTGGTGAACCAGATGCTCAAGGATCGTGGTCACCCGCCCATGTCGCCGGATGTGGAGGACCTATTGAGGTTCGCGTACCAGAACGCCTGATCGACCTCGGCAATGAGCCCGTCACTGTGCGTGTGCCAAAAACGGTCAAGGCACAATTGAAGGAAATTGTCAGAAGCAATTTTCCACATCCAGACCCGGAGAAACGTGCGCTCGATATGCTCGCCCGAGCCCTCAAGGAGAAGGGTATCAAGTGAGGCAGGACATCTTCCAGCTTTTGACGGCTGCCGACTTGGCACAGATCGTGCTTGGCTGGTTCATCCTCATCGCAGGCATCATCTATATCAGTTCAAAAGGAAACACACGATGACTCCGTCTCTCAAGAAGGCTGCCAAGGTGTTCGGCTGCACCATCCACGGGCACATCATGTGCTACAAGACCGAGGAAGAAGTAGCGCTCGTCAACGATCCTATTTACAATTCGAAGATCGTGCGCTACTATTCGTGCATCAATTGTCCGCATACGGCGGAAGAAGAGTCACTCACGCTGAAGGATGAATTCCTTGCCAAATGAATGGAACAAAGGTCTGACGGGGCTCAACTCGGGATGCAACGGCATCAAGGTTGAGATGTTCGTGACCGAAGAGCTTACCCGGGAAGGGATGCTCTCGCTCGGCTTCGACAACATTTGGAGAATCCGGTTCGACAATGGTCCGGCTATCGAGCTTTCCAAGGTGCATTGGAGGCGGGCATGAACTGGACAGACTGGCTGAAGTGCCTGTTCGGGTTCCACTGGTGGACCCGCTGGCACCTGACCTATGATGACACCGGCCACGAATGGTACGAGTGGAAGCAGTGCTCCAACTGCGGCAAGCGTGAGACCCGGTCATGACTGCGGTCTCTGCTCTTACCGAGATGACGAAAGCCGAGTGCTGTTACCTGATCTGCGGCTCCTACATCGGCAGCGGTGCATATCGTAAAGTCTATCGCAATCGCATTGATGCGAAGTCCGTCATCAAGATCGAAGAGGACTCCGCTCAATTCTCCAACATCAAAGAGTGGGAGATGTGGAACCAGTGCATGTACGGCCCGCTAAAGAAGTGGTTCGCGCCTTGCCTCAGCATATCACCGAGCGGACAAGTCCTCATCCAAGCGAAGACCACTCCGTGCTCACCGAGGGACCTGCCCAAGAAGGTGCCCGCATTCTTTACCGACCTCAAGTGCGAGAACTGGGGATGGTACAAGGGCAACGTAGTCTGCCATGACTACGGCAATCTGCTGCTCACGTCCGGCAGCAAGTTGAAGAAGGCTCAATGGGGCGCAAGAGGTTACGTATGAACATCGTATTTGACATCGACGGAGTGCTGGCGGATAACCGTCATCGCTTCAAGCTCATCGAGCAGGCTCCCAAGGACTGGGAGGGGTACTACAACCGCATGAGTCTGGACCCTGTCCATTCCGAGATGGCTGCCATCTTCTTTGAGGTCGGTCGCATGAACAGCATCTTCCTCTGCACCGGCAGGCCGACGAAGTACCGCGCGGCAACCAAGTCGTGGTTCGACAAGAACGACATGTGGGAGGATGTCTATCGCATGTTCATGCGCGCGGACGGCGACTTCCGCCCGAACCCCGAGGTCAAGGAAGACATGGCCAAGATCATCGCCCGTGACTACGGCGGCGTGGACTTGGTGTTCGAAGACGATCCACGCAGTGTCGAGATTTGGCGTAAATACGCGCCGATGGTTTTGGAGGTGAAACATGGTTCATAATCTTACACCCGATCAAATCGAATTGCTCGACATGCTTCAGGAAGAGGCAGCCGAAGAGGCCATTCGTGGCCTTCTGAAGGTCTGTCCCGAGAAGCAATACGCCTATGGCTTCATCAACATGATGGCCAAGGTGGAAGCACCCCCGGTCAAGTTCACCAAGCTCTGATATTTCAACAATCGCTGAAAGGAGAAAACACAGTGAAAAAGTTCAACCAGACCTACGACCTGCTCAATCGTGAGCAGTGCCACACCCTCATGGACATGATCGGTGACACCCACGAGGCCATCCAGCAGTTGGAAGCTGGCCTTCAGGGCACCGGGGATCAGCGCGCCGAGGCGACCTTCCTGTTCCTCGAACTGATCGGCTACCTGCCGATGTTCATTGAGGACAAGGGCAAGACGCTCTCGGTCGTGGCGAAGGGTCTGCGCTCGGTCATGGACAAGTTCTACCTCGTGGACTACGAACTGGACAACGGCGAGATTGCCACCTTCCCGCTGCTCGGACCCCTCAGCGGCCCTGCGGTCAACATGGTCGATGTCGAGAACCTGAAGCTCATCATCAAGCATGCTTTCCCGAAGATCGTGATCCAGACCACCACCGGCACGTCCAAGTCCGGCCAGATCGTCTACCACACCACCGTGCGCCCGGACTTCATTCAGGGCAACGGCGCTCGTGGCTTCCCGGTCGAGTCCGGCTCGGCTGAATGCTCGAACGAGTCTGTCGCCCTCATGCAGGCCACCACCCGCATGATCGCGGCTCACCTCGTCGGTGCCTACGGCGCTGCGGTCGCGGTCGATTACGCCAAGCTGGCCACTCGCCGCCAGAACAAGACCCTGAAGGACATCGCTATGGATAAGTACGGCAACACCAATTGGTCGAAGCTGGTCCAGAAGGTGGCCGAGCCGAACAGCCTCTATGACGTTCTGTTCGGCAAGGGTCCGGCGCACAAGGAAGCCCGCACGGTCGGCAAGTCCGAGCTTCTGGCGGCATGTTACGGCGGTCTGCCGCCCAAGCCCGCCGAGCCCAAGAAGCCCGAGACCGGCGATGCCATGCTCGACGGGTTCGTGGACTCGCTGAAGAAGCTCGGCTTTGACGTGAAGGTCGTCAAACTCTAAACCACTCTGGCCGGACTCGGAGGTCCACGGTCAGAGGCTTGCTGGTGGGGTGGTCTTGACAGCACCCCACCAGTCCCTTTTTGAAACAGGAGACAGACATGGGATTCGATTTTGCGAAACGCCGCGCCGAGCTACAGGCCGCTATGGACCTGAATGCGCTGAAGCAGGCCGACCTTCAGAATGACATGTCAGCCTTGCTCAAGGAGTTCCGTCAATTGGAATTGCAAGAGCGAGAAGCGCGGGCTAGGGTCAAGCACGAGCCTTCGAAGCCACTCTACACCTTCAAGGCCCCACCAGTTCGAAAGCCAACAGGGATTATGAAATGAAGACTGCCAAAGCGCCTATCTACGTTCGTCATCGCCCGAACCTCGGGCTTATCGTCATCAGCACCGATGCAGACAATGGCAAAGGTGAACAGACCCTTCTCACTTTGACACCGGCTGAGGCCGTCAATCTTGGCACGGTGCTTGCAGAGATGGGAACAGAACATGGAGGTGTAACATCATGAACCGACTTCTTCGCAGCGCCGCTCTGGCGGCAGCCTTTCTGATCGCCCCGGCGTGGGTGCATGGACTCGCGCATGCCGAGGACGATCTGTCCAAGCTCTTCATCCAGCAGCCGCTCGTGCTGCCGGACAGTGACACCAGTTCCCTCGGTCAAGAAACCGATCCTCATGACTCGCCGTTCTATCTGCGCTGCACTGACGCGCCCACGTTCAGCGCCACGGCCAAGCGATTGAAGGCCAAGGGGATGATCCTCGGCACTGACGCACTTGACAAAACACTTGTCATGGTGTTCAAGTACGAAGACGGCTCCATCAACTTCGTGCGTTCGGATAAACAGGGCAAGAAGCTCTGCATATTCGGCACCGTGTTGGAACCTGACATCGACCTCGGGGTGGTTCTTGGGGCGACCGACAAGAATAAATTCTAACAAGGAGACGTACACATGGCCAAATCACAAGAGCAGAAATTGGTGGAGAGTTTTGCATCTTTCATCATCGGCATTCAGTCACTTGCGGCAGAGTCCATTCGCCAGAACGCCGAAAACAACGAGCGCATCCGCATTCTGGAAACGCAAGTTGACAATCTCGAAATTCGCGTCTTCGGCGCAACTCAAGAGCCGTGGTCTACACCGCCCTCGGCGTAACGACTTTCCGCGTGTAGCTCAGTCTGGTTAGAGCATCCGGCCCGGAACCGGAGGGTCGCAGGTTCAAATCCTGCCACGCTGACATTGGAGATATGAAAGAAGTGCCTGCAAAGAACCCAAAGGAGTATGCCGCCAAGCATTATGTGGACAACAAGGAGAGATACCTTGAGTACACAAGACGCTCGCGTCAAACTCGGAAGGATAGGTATGCAGCTTTCATGTCCGATAAGCACTGCATCAAGTGCGGCGAGTCTGAGAAGGCTTGTCTCGATTGGCACCATGTTGACCCGAAGCAGAAAGATATGAATGTCGCTCGGCTTTTGGTTAACAAAGGGTGGAAACTGATAATGGAAGAGGTCGCAAAGTGTGTTTGTCTTTGCGCTAATTGCCATAGAAAGTTTCATGCAGGACTGATTGACGTGTGACCAATTCGAAACAAAGAAAAGGAGATGACAATGATCCGTATCAAGAACTTCTTCACGTGGCTCCGTAGCGGAACCTTCCTCACCAGCGGCCCGCGCAATACACTGATCGCGGCACACGCTGCAACCCGCTTCGCACCGGACGGCGGCACGGTGTTCACCGAGCAGACCGGCATAACCGAGACCCCTGAAGAGCGCTCGCGCCGTCTGAAGCGTGAACGTGATCGTCGCTACAAGGCGAAGAGGAAGGCCAAGACCACTGTCGGTCTGGTTGACGCTTACGCCTGACTGAGAGGGCTCCCACGAAGGATACGCAGTGGGAATAAACCAAACACGGCACACGTTGCTCTGTGCTGAGGCCCGCGATATTTTTGGAGAAGACAATGACAGACGAACCGAAGAGCACCAGCAGCTACGCCGCATTCTGTTCCGGCGATGATGCGACCGGGACATGGTTGTGGTGTGAGGTCAATGGCAAGATCGACACCAAGAAGCCATTCTATGCCGATGTCGAGAACGGCAATTGGCAGATGAAGTATGATCCCGTGTCCCGCATGATGACGGTGGTCGCCACGAAGCAGATGGTTCCCGGCATGCGACTTGCAGGGATAGGCAAGGTGCCGAAGGCATGGTTCGAAGCTGTCTCTGAAGGCAACTGGAATTACAACCACATCATCGAGATGTTCCTGCGTACCGGCGAGTACCAGACAGTGGAATATTTCGTTCATGACCGCGTCTAATATCATCAACTTGAAAGGATAGCTCATGCCGTATGAGTTCAATCACACGAAGACAGACTCGTTCGAAGACTATCTGCGTCGTCATCTCGAATGGGGCCATGCCACGTTTGGCACACCGGCAGACGGTCGCGGCCCGCTCGGTCCCCTCGACCACCTGAAGAAGGAGGTCAAGGAAATCACGGACGATCCCTACGACCTTGAGGAATGGATCGACGCCGTCATCCTCAGCATCGACGGGTTCCTTCGTGCAGGCGGCAAGCTGACCATGGTCCTACCCATGCTGCTCAAGAAGCAGGCCAAGAACGCTGGCCGCGACTGGCCGGACTGGAAGACGGCTGATCCGAACAAGGCCATCGAGCACGTCCGCACGGATGCCGAGCTTGCGGCCAAGGGCGACATGCCGGAATACGCAGCGCCGGTCCAGAAGACGGATGCCGAGGCTCTGGCCGACATCAAGAAGATCAAGATCGAGAAGCGCCGTCAGAAGCGCGGCATGAAGGGCGGCAGCGCAGATGACCGCTGACGAGGATTGGCAGCCCAAGCCTAAGTGGAGAGGCCTCTGCATCGGTGGGCCTCTGGCGGGCTCGTGGGTGACGCACGAGGCCCCTCACTACCGCTGCGTCGAGCGTGAGCCCTTCGACATCATGGATCGCCCGACTGACATCTCCACCGTGACTGTGAAGACCCACACCTACAAGTGGATTGTTGGCTTCAGGCACAAGGTCAAGGGCGAGTGGTCCGAGGATGTCCTGAATTTCTGGATTCCGGCAGACAAGGACTGGACGCCGCTCGACTGTGTCCGAATGATGGCAGAAGACTACGCAAACTATCACGACTTGCGCAACAGCTAGACATCGGGTAGCCTTCAGGCATCAAGTGCTTGGAGGTGCCGATGCCCCGCAAAAACAAGTCCCCGAACATGTGGACCCCGCCCGCGAAAAAGCATCGGCGTAATGCCAAGCCTGACAAACCAGTCTTCCCGAAAGAGAAGCCAAGGAGGGTCGAGCGTCGTGCCAAGAGCAAGGAAAGAGCCGGGTGGGATTGACCTGCGTAAGCTGCCGCACATCTTCATATACAAGCTGTGGAGACGCCGCGCGCATGGGCTCGCCAGTCATCCACACTTCGCGGAAGTGACGCCGGTCAAGCACCCCTTCATCGAGATTGATGTTCGATCCAAGGGTATGCGCCGTCTGGAATTGATCGTGCATGAGAGCCTGCACCTTGCAGTCCCCGGCCTGCCGGAATCGGTCGTGGGATATGCGGCCAAGTACCTTGCCAAGGTGCTGTGGCACATGAATTACAGGAGCGATGATGAGTGGCAAAACGAAAACTACGCGGGTAAGCCGCCCGATACGAAATGATGTCTACACGCCCGAGGCATGTTTCCAGCGCCAGCTTCGCATCCGCTTGGCGCTGGCCGCGTATGCCTATGAGTTCGAGAACGACTCGATCCTGAGTGACGCCGACTTCGACGCAATGAGCCTCATGGTGGACACATCCATAGACACGGGTGCGCCCGATCTGGACTTCTTCTTCATGGAATCCTTCAATCCATCGACCGGCCAGTGGATACACGATCACCCTGAACTGGATCGAGTGAAGAGCCTCTATTGGTATCTGAAGGACATCGGGACCTTCAAAGCTGAAGACGATAACCCTTTCGATATTTAGGGTTGACATGTCCGAAACATGTGGTAGATTTCGGACGTTGTCATCGTCCAACTCCTTCGGGGTTGATTTGAGGGTGAGCCAATAATCGCCCCGACTTTTTTCTCTCCCGGAGAAGTCAGGGTTGACAACACGGTACGTCATGACCGATACTCCTGTGATAAGAAGGAGTTATAACGATGACGCAAGAATTCATCCCCGTTGTGCTAGACGAAAAGGAAGTGTGGCAAGTTGAAGACGGCACCAGAGCCGTTTGGAGACTCATGTCCACACCCGATGGCCTCGGCATCTGGAAGCCGTGCCATGTGAATGCCAACGGGGATGTTATTGCGACTCCTGCATGGATGCCGCTTCCCGGCTCGCAGTACGACTTCTTGGAATCCCCTGCCTTCGAGACCCTATACGAAGGGACGCGCGGCCCCGGCAAAACCATGACCCTGCTCATGGACTTCGCGGCGGATGTCGGCAAAGGCTACGGCAAGGCTTGGCGTGGCATCCTGTTCCGTCGAACCTACGGCGACCTCGATGACGTGGTGCGCAAGGTGGAAGAGGTCTATCCCAAGGTGTTCCCCGGCTTCATGTTCAAGAAGTCCAAGGCCGACTATGCCTGCGTGTGGCCGGACGGCGAGCAGCTATTGCTCCGTCACATGCTCGATGAGAACGACTACGAAGGATACCACGGGCATGAGTACCCATGGATCGCATTCGAAGAGCTTACACAGTGGGACAATGATAAGGCCTACAAGCTGATGTTCTCGTGCTGTCGCCCGACCGCGCCGGGTGTGCCCTGCCGCATTCGCGCAACCACGAACCCGTATGGTGTGGGCCACTCTTGGGTGAAGAAGCGCTTCAAGCTGCCGCACTTCCGTTCGAAGATCATCCACAATCCGGGTGAGGTGCAGCGCGTGGCCATCCGTGGTCACTTGTCCGAGAACTTCCTGCTCCTGCACACCGCGCCGAACTATCCTCAGCAGATCATGCAGGCCGCGACCAATCCGGCACAGGCTGCCGCGTGGATCGAAGGCTCATGGGATGTGAACGCGGGCGGCATGGTCGATGACCTGTGGGATGCGAAGTACCACGTGCTACCGGACTTCCCGGCCAAGCTCATTCCGAGGTCGTGGCGCATCACCCGCGCCTACGACCACGGCCAGTCGCATCCTTTCGCTGTCGGTTGGTGGCTGGAGTCTTCCGGCGAGCCCATCAAGTGGAAGGGTGAAGAGTACGGTCGCATTCGCGGCGATCTGATCCTGTTCAACGAGTGGTACGGCACGACCGGCGAAGAGCAGACCGGCGTCCGCATGGAAGCGGGCAACATCGCACAGGGTATCCTCGACCGCGAAGAAGACATGGGGCTACGAGGTCGAGTGTTGCCGGGTCCGGCTGACACGGAAATTTGGTCCAAGGATTCTCGCGGCACCGGGCGCGCGCCGATAGATGACATGATGGACAAGGGCGTATACTGGGAACGCGCCGACAAGACTCCGGGCTCGCGCAAGCGCGGATGGCAGATGATCCGCTCGCGCCTCACTCAGGCCAAGCCGGGTCGTGACGGCACACGTGAGAAGCCGGGACTGTTCGTCTGCGAGCGATGCAAGTGGTGGCTCACCTATGTGCCTACCATGCCGCGCGACAAGGCCGATCCCGATGACGTGCCCGAGAAGTACGAGGACCACTTGGGAGATATGACGCGATACCGCCTGAACTGGGTGATCCCCGGAATGTGGCGCAGGACTTTTTAGGATGATAAACCTATTTGAAATGTCTGGTGTGTATCTAATCGAGTTTCCTGACGGACTGAACTATGTGGGTCTGACGCAGAAGCCTTTGAACAAAAGGCGTCGTGACCATTATGGACACGCTCGTTGGGGTAAGGACACTTTGGTTGCCGAGGGTTTGCGGGTACATGGTGATGCTGCGAAATTCAAGATGCTTGTCTCGTGCAAGGACCCTCACACCCTCAGAGTTTTGGAGACCGAGTTCATCAAGGCATACGGGACGCTCGCGCCAAGGGGTAGAAACACCTCTCCGGGTGGGACACTCGTGGCGGCATCCTCGGCAAAGAAAATCAGCGCCGCACTGAAGGGTAGGAAGATGAGCCCTGAGTGGAGGGCGAAGCTCGGCCAGAACAGGAAAGAGGTTTTCGTGGACGGCGTGGCGTATCCTTCTGTGAAGGCGGCAGGTGAAGCACATGGTCAGTCTAGGTCTTGTTCTCGTCAAAGGTTTGGGTCTTCCAACTTTCCGGGGTGGATATGTTCAGAGATTGAGAAGAAGGTCAAGAATGGTATCGGACGACCGCCCGGAGTGAAAGAAACACGACCAAGGCGCAAATCTTTCTGAGGGCTTGAAGCCGGACGGACGGAGTGGTAAACAGGCGGATTATGACCGAAGGAGATGAGCGTGGCCAGCATTGATGAGAAGAGGAAGAGTCCGAGCACCACGAGTGCGGCCTATGACTACATGTACCCGAAGTGGAGGATGATTAACACCCTTCTCGGCGGGACCTCGGCCATGCGCGCGGCAGGCAAAACCTACTTGCCTCAGCATCCCCACGAGTCAGATGAGAACTACCGCGACCGCCTGAATACCACGACCCTTCTGAACATGACGGAACTGACCTTGGAGTCCTTGGTCGGTAAGCCGTTCTCGGACCCGGTCAAGGTTGAAGACGTTCTGCCCGAGCTTGAGGGTGATAACTTCCTTGATGACGTGGACCTTCAGTCCAACAGCATCGGCATCTTTTGCCGTCAGTGGTTCCGTGAAGGTATCGCCAAGAGCTTCGCTCACATCCTGATTGATATGCCGGTCATCGACTATTCGGTGCCCCGCACATTGGCCGATGATTTGGCCGAAAAGAATCGTCCCTACTGGACCCTCATCGCTCCCGAGAACGTGTTGTTCATGTCGTTCGCCAAGATCGCTGGTGAGGTTCAGCCGGTCCACATCCGCATTTGGGAAACCGAAGTCGAGATGGATGGATACACCGAGCGTATCGTCAATCGCATCCGTGTGCTTGAACCCGGTTGGTGGTGGCTCATGGAGGAAAGGCAGGACCCCAAGACGAAGAAGTCAATTTGGGTGACCATCTCTCAGGGTGAAACCGGCTTGGACTACATCCCGTGGGTGACCTTCTATGCCAATCAGGATGGTCCGATGACCGGCAAGCCGCCGCTGGAAGACCTCGCCTATTTGAACATTGCGCACTGGCAGTCGATGTCCGATCAAAGGAACATCCTCACAGTCGCGCGCTTTCCGATGCTCGCCGTCAGCGGCGCGCACGACACGCCCAACAACGATGTGATGGTTATTGGTCCGCGTCAGCTTCTCGCCACTCGCGCCGAGAACGGAAAGTTCTACTACGTCGAGCACGAGGGCAAGGCTATCCAAGAGGGTGCCAAGGACCTCGACAAGCTCGAACAGGACATGGCCGCATATGGTGCGGAGTTCTTGCGCAAGCGTCCGGGCGGCACCACTGCCACGGCGCGCGCACTCGACTCCGCTGAAGCAACTTCGCCGCTTCAGGATATGACCATCCGCTTCATCGACTGTGTCGAGACCGCGCTGAAGATCACGGCAGATTGGCTTGGCAAGAAGTTCGAAGGCAAGGTGCTCATCACCACTGACTTCGGGCCGGAAGAAGTCAAGGATGCCGACATGCGCGTTCTGGCTGAAGCCCGCCGCAACCGCGACCTCTCGCGCAAGCACTTCACCGATGAGATGAAGCGCCGTGGTGCTCTGGCTGACGACTTCGACAACGAAGAGAACGTCAGTGAGCTTGAGAAAGAACCGACCATCGAGTCTCCGTTTGCAACGGGGATGAATGTGGATGGTAGCGCTGGCGCAAACGTGGACAACTCAGCAAAGAAGGGCGCAAAGCCCGCGAAGAAGGCGAAGACGAATGGCAAGAAAGCAGAAGCCGGAACCAGTTGAACTCGATCCGTGGGAGATTGAGGAAGTCGAAGAGCCCGTAACGGCTCCGAAGACTCCTGCTCGCCTCACGCCGAGGTTTAAGCCGGATGAGGAAGCACAGATGGCTTCCGCTAAGGATGAGTGGGTTGTCGTTTATCCTGAGAAGAACCGCCCGATCAATCAGGTGGATTTGCGCATGGAAGAAAGCCATCGCAAGTTCTTGGCCGTTCTGTCAAAGACCGGCAGTGTGAAGAAAGCACAGATCAATTGCGGTCTCGGTATGCGCGCGCTCTATATGGCCAAGGATAAGTTCCCTGACTTTGAGCGCAACTGGCAGATGGCTCTCGACATCTTCTTCATGTTTGAAGCTGAAGAAAAGATTCGTCATCGTGTCCTCGACGGCACCCTTGAGCCCATGACCTATCAGGGCGCGGTGTTCGGCTACAAGCGCGTCTATGACTCAGGGCTCACTCAGTTCTGGTACAAGGCCAACATGCGTGAGAAGTACGGCGAGCAGACCGAGGTCAAGATCAGCGGCAACATCACGCACGGCGTGGCCATGCTGCCGCCGCGCGCCCGAGATGTCAGTGCTTGGGAGAAGCGCGCGTCGGATACACTTGCTCGCCAGAAGGAGAATATGATTGACATAACGCCTACTGTAGTGGACACTAAGCCGGTTAACGTACAAACAAGTGGACAAATCAAGGTAGAGCGATAATGGTCACCGTCATCAAGGCTTGGAAAGAGCAGGTCATCATCGCCAAGGGCAGGGGGTTCCCTGACATCACTTGTGCGCAGAGCGCGAACGTCAGTCTGGCACAGCTTCAACGTGAGCTTGGCACAGACCTTGCTTTCAAGGAAAGGTATGAGGAAGCGGCGCGCAATGCCCCGCCACCTCCCCGCTGGTAACCATAGGAGAACCACGTGAAGAACATCCTGATCTACAAGATGGTGCTGCTCAATGCACTGGCCATCGCTTGGCTGGCCGTCACCAACTACCAGTCCGGCTGGTTCCTGAAGCTGTTTCATTCCGACACGACCGGCCTGAACTATGCCACCGTCAGCCTGTTCGGGTTGGTCTGGATTGGCACATGGTTCAAGGCCAAGGAACTGAACAAGGCGTTCAACAACCTCACCGGCAATCATGTCTATCTCGATGACTGGGTGGGCGAGCTTCGCATCAAGCAGATGGAATGGATCGAACGCGCGGCTGGCTGGATGCTGTTTCTCGGACTCATCGGCACCCTATATGGCCTGATGATTTCCCTGTCCGGCGTGAACACCGGCAACATCAACAGCGTGGATGGTCTGAAGACCATCGGCGTACAGCTTATCACTGGCCTGCGTGTCGAAATCAGCACTACGCTCGTCGGTGCGATGTGCGCCCTGTGGACAGAGGTGAACTACTCGGTCATGAAGCACACGGCTGACTTCGTGGCGGCTACCGAGGAAGAGGCTCTGGCCCGCTCCATCATGGAGGAAGGCCTGTGAAGAGCACCTACCTTCTCTTCCGCGCCTACTCGCTGATCGTGGTGGCCATGTTTGCGATCCTCGTGGCCATCATGATCGCCAACCTCAACCCCAAGGCCGACTCTGGCAAGGGTGAGGCCAAGGCTGCCGGGGACATCATCGCCCACATCGTCTGGCCGAACGGCGATACGGACGTGGATATTTGGATGATAGGTCCCGATGAGCCCGGTCCCGTGGGCTATAGCAACAAGGCTGGCATCATCTGGAACCTTCTGCGTGATGATCGCGGAGTCCTGCCGGATGCCACGCCGATCAACTATGAGGACGCCTTCACCCGTGGCGTCGTGCCCGGTGAGTACATCATCAATGTGCAGTGCTTCCGCTGCGCATTTGCTAAGTTCCCTATGACGGTTGACATGGGAGTGTCTATGCGCGACCGCTACAGCAATGACACGATCAACAACATCGTCGTGACCAAGATCGTCATCAAGGCTGACGGACAGGAGAAGACCGGCGTCCGCTTCATCGTCAAGGAAGATGGCACTGTGGACATGGCCAGCATCAACAACGTCTACCGCAAGCTGGTGGGCAACAAGGACCTCGAAAAGAACGGGGCACTGACCGTGCCCGACCGTTACATCAATGGAGGAAACGGACGATGACTTGGCAACATGCAATCACAGGGCTCACCCTGCTCTCGATGTTCGGTGTGATGGCTTGGCTCATCGCCCATGCCCGCACGGAAACGGTATATAGGCCTATCGCCATGGTGGCCTTCTTCATCGGATTCCCGATGGTCTACTTCGCCTTGGCGGTATCGACCGGCAGCCCCAAGCCTGCGATGCTCTTCAACGTTCCCGAGGGTGGAGTCATCCTTGGCTACAAGCCTGATACCGGCAAGAACATCTACATCCTGCTCGACAATCTGGATGGTGCGCCGGTCTACTATCTGATGCCTTGGGATTCCAAGACTGCCGAGAAAATCGAAGAGGCCCTGAAGGAAGGTAAGGGCACGGCCAGCTTGCGATTCCATCGCACCAAGAAGACCCGTGAAGGTATCTTCGACTTCGATTGGCCGTGGGATATTCCCGAGCCCGAGGTGCTGATCGACCCGACCGAAATGAAGATGCCCGAGAAGGAAGCGGGCAACCCCACGGCTGGCATGAAGCTGGCTCCCGGAAACGGAAACGACTAAGGGCTTGACAAGAACTCATCATCTCCGTTAGAACGTGGTTAACGCTAACCATAAAAACGGAGATGATGACATGGACTGGGACTTTATTGCGAACGGCAGTGTTGACGTGATCGACATTGTGCCCGAGGCCTTCCGAGGCTACTACGAAGAGGACAAGGCGGCAGGCAAGTATGTCGTCAAGGCCGACATCAAGCCGCTGGCTGAGGCCTTCACCGGGGCGAACAAGAAGCTCTCCACATTCGGCAAGCAGAAGAAGGACGATAACGCCAAGGACGCAGCGCGTCGTGTCGTCATCGAAGGCATTGCCGCGAAGCTGGCTGAGGCTGGCATCGAAGTGGGTGATGATGTCACCAAGCTGCCGGACGTGATTTCCGAGAAGTTCAATGAACTCCTTGGTCAGGTCAAGGGCGGCAAGGAAGCCAAGGTCAATCTGGAAGCCATCAAGGCCGACTTCAACAAGCGCCTTGCTGCCGAGATTGCCAAGAAGGAAAACGACATCACGGCCATGCGCGGCTCCTTGGAGAAGTATATGGTCAACGCCTCGGCAGCCACCGCGCTTGCTGAAGCAGGGACCGTCGAGAAGGGCGCGGAGCTTCTGATGCCCATCATCAGCAAGGCCGTGAAGGTCGTGCAGGAAGACGGCGAGTATGTCGTGAAGGTCGTGGACAGCGACAACAACGTGCGCCTGAACAATCGCGGCGAGCCCATGGGCATCAAGGACCTCATCGGTGAACTGAAGCTCTCGCATCCCATCGTCTTCAAGTCTGCCGCGCCGAGCGGTGGCGGCAAGCCTCCGGGCACCGGCAAGCAGCCGGTCGGCCAGCAGATGCAGCGCCGCGAAGTCGAGAAGTCTTCGGTGGACAAGATCAGTTCGGGTCTGGCGAACATCGGTCGCCGCTAACTATCTCGCACCTGAGATACGCGAAAGTTACAGGGCCATGGAGAAATCCGTGGCCCTAGTTTTTTGGGGGTTGACACATTAACCATAATTCCTGTATTTCCTTGACAACGGTTTCTTACCGCGTCTTGCGGGAAGGGGACGGACCTTCTGAGGGAGAGCCAATGAGGGTTATGAAAATCGAGCAATCGAGCCTCATGACCGTAATGAACTTTTGAACCCAAGAAGGAGAAACACCATGGCTTCCGTAACCCTTGCTGAAAGCGCCAAGCTGGCTCAGGACGAACTCGTCGCTGGCTTGATCGAGAACGTCATCACCGTCAACCGCTTCTACGAGATGCTGCCGTTCGACGGCATCGAAGGCAACGCCCTTGCCTACAACCGCGAAAACGTCCTCGGTGACGTTGACGTGGAAGGCGTGGGTGATACCATCGGCTCCAAGGCCGCTGCCACCTTCACGCAGGTCACGTCGAGCCTGACCACGATCATCGGTGATGCCGAGGTCAACGGTCTCATCGCCGCGACTCGCTCGGGTGACGGCAACAACCAGACGGCAATCCAGATCGCGTCCAAGGCGAAGTCCGCTGGCCGCAAGTATCAGGACATGCTCATCAACGGCACGGGTTCGGCTGACCAGTTCACCGGCCTCGTCTCGCTGGTTGACTCGGCGCAGAAGGTCGCCACCGGCAACAACGGCGGTGCCCTGTCCTTCGCCTTCCTTGACGAGCTTATCGACCTCGTCGTGGACAAGGACGGTCAGGTTGACTTCATCACCCTGCATGCCCGCCCGATCCGCTCCTACATGAGCCTGCTTCGTGCTCTTGGCGGTGCGAACATCTCCGAGGTCGTGCAGCTTCCGTCTGGTGCGCAGGTCCCCGGCTATCGCGGCATTCCGATGTTCCGCAATGACTGGGTGCCCATCGACCAAGTCAAGGGCTCGGGCTCTGCGCAGACCACGATCTTCGCAGGCACTCTCGATGACGGCAGCCGCTCGCACGGCATCGCCGGTCTGACCGCCGCAAACGCCGCTGGCCTCAGCGTCGTGGACGTGGGTGAGAGCGAGACCAAGGACGAGCACATCTACCGCGTCAAGTGGTACTGTGGTCTGGCCATGTTCTCCAAGAAGGGTCTGGCGGCTGCCGAAGGCATCACCAACTAAGTCGGCGGGGCCGGGTAACACCGGCCCTTCCTTTCTTGAACCCCTCTGAAGGAGAACCATCATGGCTTCCGCATTTCTCGTTTCGCTTGCCCTCAAGGGCGGCATGAACCTCTACGAAGGCTGTGACTCAGTCGTCGTGTGGGCCGAAGACGCCACGCAGGCCAAGTCGCTTGCTGCCGCTGCAATGCAGCAAGATGTTCCCGCCGCTGCTTGGTCTGCCGCGACCGCTACCGCGCTCGTGGTCAATACCGAGCTTGAAGGCTGGACCTTCACCATCACTCTCGATGACCCAGTGACTCCGTTCACGTCCCTCTCCGTCTCGGTGACGGGCACGAACGGTCAGGTCATTGACGACATCGGCACGGCGCTGGCGACCGCGCTCAATGCCACCGTCATCAACGGCGCGGTCTACAACACGTCCACCAACGTCCTGACCATCGTGGAGACCACGGACGGCATGGGCGACTGGATCATCAACGTGTACGCCTACCCACCGGGCTCGGCCTACGGTACGGGCATCGCGTTCGGTGATACCGGCGCTTCAGTGTCCGGCATCTTCGGTGCGGTCACGGCGGCTGGTGCTTCTGGCATTGCCCGCACTTCGACCCTCGTGGCGGCACTTCCGGCGCTCTACGCGCGCTGCAAGGTCCTGCGATAACATCTCCTACAGGCCCATCATGGAGGGAGCACTTGTGCTCCCTTTTTGATTCGTGCTATAGGTGCCTGAACAACGTCAACAAGGAGACATGACAATGAAACTGATCCTCACCGGCTTCTACGCCGGGAAGACGAAAACCATCAACGGCTACGACTTCGTCAAGGGCGAACTCGTGCTCAAGGGTGAACTGGCCAAGCTGGATGGTCTGATCGCCTACATGAAGACCTACGGCGCTTTCCTTCAGGGCTCGGAAGAGCTTGCTGAAGCGCAGGCCCGCGATGCAGCAACCAAGGGAGGTTCCGATGGGACAGACGCGATTCTGGATGGACAGGGAGGGGCGAGCGAGGGTGGAGCACAAGCCAACGAGTCCAGCCCCGGCACCGGCAGCGGGGATGGAGCAACTGGAACTTCGACCGATGGCTCCGGGAGTGGTGCCGAAGGGGACGGAGTACAGGCAGGACGTGAAGCCGATGCAAAGGCACAGGCCGCATCCGACCCGAATGTGCTGAAGATCATCGACGCGCTCAAGTCGCTCGACCCGACCAATGACGATCACTGGACTGACGCAGGCCTGCCGCTCGTCGGCATCATCGCCACGGCCTCTGGCATCGTCAATGTCACCCGCAAGGACATCTCGGCGGCTTTGCCGGGTTGGAATCGTGAGATGGCACTGGCCAACGTCTAAGGCTGTTCTAGCCATATCGAATGTGCTAAGGGTCGCGTAACAGCGGCCCTTTTCATTTGGGAGAACATCATGGGATTGCAGCAGACGGTAGACAAGTGGACGGCACAGTCAAAGGCCTTGGCGGGTGTTGGAGGTAGTGGTGGTCGGGTAAAGGGTGGTTATGGCCCGGAGCTTCCGAGACTCTATTTCGAAATGAGCTTCGTGGCAAACGAGTATTACATCGGAGCGGACCCCGTGGCGTTGACAGATATTTTTCCCGGCAACACCGACTACGGTGATTTCACTCCCGTGCTCGATGAGAACGGGCTTTTGATTGACTCACTCACACCGCAATACCCCGGATTTGATCCGGCCATCGTGACAAGGCTTGAGAGTCTTCCGGCCTACACTCTTATCGTTGCCTTTGAATTGACCGGCAACTCCTTTGTGTTTGAAAGATACCCTACTGCTTTCGCATTGGACACTTACTGGGGTGTAGTTCTAGCGGGGGATGAGTCACACATCGACACATGGAATAGCACTGCGGCGGCAGACCCGGTTCCAGACATCACCACGGGGACTCACTACGCGGCTATCCGAGTCGAAGGGCCTTACATCATGAGCTTCGCCGTTGATGGTGGGAACCTAGTCCGCATAAAGGATAGGACCCAAGGGCTCGGGGCGATAAACACAGTGGGGTTCAACGGGGACTTCATATTCTCATACATGGTTGCGTATGAAGGCGCTTTGTCAGATGAAGCCATGTTGTTCTATACCACCCCGTCGAATTTCTAACTGGGTAGACATCGGGTCGCCACTGGGATAAGGTCCACACATGATCGAAGGAGAGAAAGATGGCTATCGTAGTTGAAGACGGCACATTGGTAACGGATGCGAACGCCTATATCACGGTGCAGTTTTTCCGCGAATGGCATGCGGCTCGTGGTATTGCCGCTGCCGCCACTGATGCCGGGTCATACACCACTGCCCTCATTGAAGCCGCTATCGTGAAGGCCACGGACTATGTTGACAAGCGCTTTGGCACCAAGTTTGTCGGAGAGCTTCGTGACAGTGACCAGAGCCTGATGTGGCCGCGCTCGGATGCTTGGACGAATCAGGGCGACTACATACAGACGACCACCATCCCGAAGGAACTGAAGCGCGCGGTCGTGGAATACTCCCTCATCGCGCTCAAGCTCGGGGACCTCCTGCCGCTTCCGGCGAACAGCTTCAACACCGTGGACCCTGACACTGGAGAGACAACCGTAGCCAAGGGCGGGCTTGTCCAGCGTGAGAGTCAGAAGGTCGGTCCCATCGAGGAAGAGACTTGGTACAATCAGGAACAGTGGAGGCTCGTGCTGGAAGGCCGCGCACCCGGTGGCCGGTCGGACATGGTCTCCCTTGTCAATCTGCCGGAGTACCCGGTGGCCGATGAATGGCTCAAGCCCATCGTGAAGACTGGCATGGCAATGAGGTTGTCGAGGGGATAATGGTCAACTATGTGCGAGCGGCTGCGACTGCCAAGCGTCTCATTGAAGAGAACGGTCGGACAGTCGTGCTCTATCGAAAGGTCCGCACGGCGCTGGACAGCAACAAGCCTTGGCGCGGACCCAACCCTTCTTCGGACCCGGACGCTGACCCTCAGACGCCGGACCCGGCCATTGTGGGCACGGTGCTGGCCGTGTTCTATCCGATTGACGAAGAGGATGAGAAGGGCGGGCTTCTCCGGCGCGGCGAAGAGAAGATGATGATTGCACATGACTCACTCGCGGTGCCGGACGGCCTTGAAGACATCGACCACATCACGGACAACGGCAAGCTCTACAAGGTCGTGAAGGCTTGTCCGATAGGTCCGGGTAGTGTACGGATTGCCTACGAGTTTATTGTGAAGAGGTAACGCAAGTGCCAATTGCCAGTACCACTGCCGCGCGTGACGCCATCTACGGCTGCCTCAAAGCAGCCATAGCCGCTTCTGCGTACTCTACACTGCCCATCTACTACCCGGACGTGGTCAAGGATACGCCGGACGGTGAAGACGAGTTCATCCGGGTATTCGTGGACCTCACCAATGAAATGCAGGTCACCCTCGGGGAGACCGGAAACCGGCGCTTCAGGGTCTACGGATTGGTCATGGTCCAGATATTCACCCGGTATGGTCAGGGGCAGGTAAACGCCGATTTAATTTCGGGGGTTGTCAAGGGTGCTTTTCGCGGTGTAAATACCGGTTCTGACGCAATCACTTTCCGCAATGCGCGGGTCATTGATGTGGGCCATTCGGGTCCGTACCTCCAGACCAACGTGTTCGCAGACTTCGACTACGATGAAATCGCCTAACCAAAGGAGACACAAATGGCCGCTGTAAACAAGATTGACTCGAACGGCACTGGCCTTCGCTATTCGCTGGAGACCAGCATCGGCGTGGCAGATGGCTCGGCTGTTTGGTATCCGCTGGAGCCCAACGAGTATGACGACTTCGGTGGTCAGTACAAGCTCGTGGCGCGCAACCCCATCAATCAGGGTCGCCAGCGCAAGAAGGGCGTCATTGTTGACCTCGACTCCAACGGCGGCTTCACCTCGGACCTGCTTCAGAACAGCCTTCAGGATTTGCTTCAGGGCTTCTTCTTCGCGGACTTCCGCCGCAAGGGCGAAGAGGTCGTGACGGCGGTTGACATCGATGGCGGCAACCCGGACGAATACGAAGTGGCCTCCACTTCCGGCTTCCTCGTGGGCTCCATCATCAAGGGCCATGGCTTCACGAACACCGGCAACAATGCCGTGAACGTGGTCACTGCGATCACCTCGAACGTTTCCGTCGAAGTCGCCACCGGCCAGTTGACGGCTGAGGCCTCCCCGCCCTCGGGTTCGAAGATCACTGTCGTGGGATACCAGTCGGCGGCTGGCGACATCGACGTGGACGCTTCGGGCACCCTCCCGGCGCTGACCTCGACCTCGCTGGACTTCACGACCCTCGGCCTTATTCCGGGTGAGTGGATTTACATGGGTGGTGACACTTCGCCCATGCAGTTCACGACTGCCGCGAACAACACGTGGGCTCGTATCTACACCGTGGCCGCGAACCGCCTGACCTTCGACAAGACCAACACGACCATGGTCACCGAAGCCAACACCACGAAGACCATCCGCCTGTGGTTCGGTCGCGTCCTCAAGAACGAATCGTCCGGCAGCCTTCAGGTTCGCCGCACGTTCCAGCTTGAGCGCACCCTTGGTGCATCGGACGACTCGAACCTCTCGCAAATCCAGAGCGAGTACGTGGTCGGCGCGGTGCCCAACGAGGCCGAGTTCGCCTTCTCGACCGCCGACAAGGCGACCGTGAAGATGACCTTCATGGGCACGGACCACGAGCAGCGCACGGGTGTCACGGGTGTGAAGGCCGGTACGCGCCCGAGCATCGTGGCCGAGGACGCCTATAACACCAGCAATGACTTCGCGGTGTTGAAGATGTCCATCCTCGACCGCTCTGCCGGTGCCAACCCCTCGGCACTGTTCGCCTTCCTGTCGGAGTTCACCATCGGTGTGAACAACAACGTGTCCGCGAACAAGGCAGTGTCCTACCTCGGGTCGTTTGACATGACCGCTGGCCAGTTCATCGTGGATGGCAGCGCCATGGCATACTTCTCGAATGTCACTGCGGTCTCGGCGGTTCGCAACAACAGCGATGTCACGATCCACGGCATCGTCATCAAGGACAACGCGGGTATCGCCATCGACATTCCGCTCATTGCCCTTGGCGATGGACGCCTGAAGGTCGAGCAGGACAAGCCGATCATGCTGAACCTTGAGATGCCTGCGGCTGCCGACGAGGTCTTCGATCACACCTTGCTCATGGTGTTCTACGACTACCTGCCGACTGCCGCCTCTTCGTAAGGGCTTGCATTCGAGTTAACCTTTGAGTATACAGATGGGGCCGGGGTGTAAACCTCGGCCTCAACAATAATGGAGATGACAATGAGCAACGTGCTGTTCGACACTTTCAAGACCGATGCCGAGATGGAGACCGCTGGCAAGTGGGTATACCCGGCAGGTGAGCCGACCGAGTCCAATCCCAACCCGCCCGCGTTCAAGATCGCCCGTGCCGGTGGTGCCAACAAGAAGTACGTCAAGGTGCAGGCCGCTCTCATGAAGCCGCATCGTGCGCTCTTCCGTAGCGCCGAAATCTCGCCCGAGAAGCTGGACACGATCAACGAGATTGCCAAGAAGTGCTTCTTCGAATCCATCCTGCTCGACTGGAAGGACGTGCCGAACTCCAAGGGCGAAATCATTCCGTTCAGCCGCGCGAACGCCGAGGATATGATGAAGCAGCTTCCGGCCCTCTATGACTTCCTGATGGGCGAAGCGCAGAACCTCTCGACGTTCAATCCGGGATCGACCGAGGACGACGCGGGAAACTGACCGAGGTCCTTACCTACTACCTCGACCATGGGGGTAAGGACGAAGAGATAACCCTTCAAGCCTATAGAGCCAAGCAGCCGGTTCCGGCCCGCATCAATGATGCACCGGACCTGTTGCCTTGGCTTCAGGGTGAGTACGAGGCTTTCTTCGAACTGAACACCTGCCGCACCGATGGGGTGCTCCCATGGACCGCTATTCACCACTATGCGAATGCCCATGGCTACGCTGACAACCCTGATGAGCTACAGCGATTCACGTGGTTGATGCGAGCCATGGACAAGGTGTATATCGAGAAGAAGGCTGAGACCAAAATCCAGCCGTCACCGAAGGCACCGCATAACGCAAGGGGGAAATGATCGTGGGCACCTATCTCTTCAGTCAGATGCCGACTGTCGTGGCGAAGCTCGTCAAGGACGTGGAAGAGGGTCTGGATGAGGCCGTCAAGCTGATCGTTGAAGACGGCGTGAACAAGATGGCCGACTCAACTCCCGTGGATACCACGAGGGCCGTTTCGAACTGGGTGGTCACGATAGGCTCCCCGGCGTCAGGAGAGGTGCCACCGCACGTTCCCGGCTCCAAGGGCGGCACAGGTGCCCCGGCAGCCCGAGCGGCCACCAAGGGCCGCGCCAAGGCCGCTGTGAGCGGTCTACGCGGGGCCAAGGCGGTATACATCACCAACAACGTCCCCTATATCGGCGTCCTCGAATACGGGGACGCAAAACATCGACCGAGCGGTATGGTTTCCAAGGGATTGCAGGCCATGGGTGTACGTGCTAGTTCTATCCAGATCGTTAAGACCTGAAGGAGCAACCAGTGGCCACACATACCTTCCAGATTGTAGTCACACAGTCCGGGGCGCAAGCCACGGCGGCTGCGATTGGTCAGGTCGGTGCGGCTGCGCAGAAGTCGGCCAGCGCTCTCGCATTCTTCCGTCAGGCCCTCGTCGTGGCGTCAACCGTTCGTGCCGCTGCCGGGTTCGTGGACCTCATTGACGCAGCGACTCGCATCGACAACCGTCTGCGTGTGGCTACCAACTCTTCGCAGGAGTTCGCTCGCGCACAGCAGTTCGTCGCACAGATTTCCCGTAGCACCCGCACCGAGCTTGAGTCGAACGCGGTCACCTATGGGCGCTTGCTGAAGTCCACGGAGTCCCTCGGCCTGTCCAGTGGTTATCTGGAAAAGGTCATGACGGGTCTCGCCCTGTCCGTGAAGGTCGGTGGTGCAACGAGCATGGAAGCGCGCAATGCGATGATCCAGTTCTCCCAGTCGCTCGCGTCCGGCGCGCTGCGTGGTGACGAACTTCGTTCCGTGTCCGAGCAGTTGCCCGCTCTTGCCACTGCTATCGGTAAGGAGTTCGGAGTCTCGGGTGGCCAGCTTATCGCTTTCGCCAAGGCAAACCCCGGCATCCTTGAGACTTCGCGCGTCATCAAGGCGGTGGCTGATGCGGTGCCGAAGCTCACCGAAGAAGCGAAGAAGATGTCCCCGACGATCACCGAGGGCTTCATTGCGATCCACAATGCGGTCGTGACGATGCTTGGTGACATCAATCGCGGCACTGGCATCTTTGGTGCCTTCTCGCGCGGCCTCGTGCTCGTGGGTGACAACCTGAACATCGTGATCGAATTGTTCGCGGCATTCATTGCCATCCGTTATGCAGGCACCATTGCCGCGTGGGGTGGTGCTACTGCCGCGTTCGGTCGCAACCTCGTAGCCATGTTCCAGCTTATGGCACAGGGCAACGGCGTCATGGCTTCGTTCAACGCGCTGTTGATGGTCAACCCGATCACCATCTGGATCGCGGCTATCGCGGCAGCGGTCATCGCACTCACTGCGTTCTACAACTACTTCCCGCAAGTGAAGGCGGCAGTCGATGGCTTCTTTGGCTCCATGGCAAAGATCGTGGATGTCCTATACCAGATCGTGGCTTCCATCGGTCAGTCGCTTCCGTCTTGGGTGACCATGGATGGCACGATGAAGGTTGTGGCCAACACGGTCGCGCTGTTGGTGGCCGCGTTCGGCAACATCATCACGTTCGCCATGGTGCCCTTCGTGCTCGCGGCTGAGGGTGTGGTGCGCGCGCTGAACGCGCTCGGCCTCGCTTCCAACGAGTCGGTCAATGCCGTGGCGAATGCACGTGCTGAACTCTTCAGCTATGCACAGGGACTCCTTCAGGGCAAGCAGGCCACGGTTGATGCCGGTCAGGCCACCGAGACCTTGAAGCAGTCCACCACCAACCTGCTTAGTCCTCTGCTTGGTGCCAAGGGCGGCACGGACGCGCTCAAGGCTTCGCAGGCCGCGTTGGCTGCCGAGGTCAAGAAGGTTGATGAAGGCTATCGTATGGTGGGCGGACGCCTGACCAACACCATCGCGTCCATGCCATCCTCTATCGACGGGTTCAACAACCTTGCTCGTGTCACCAAGGACTGGGAAGGGTACACCAAGGCTGCCGGTACTGCGGTGACTGAAACTGCAACTGCGTCCACGGCTGCCAAGGCTCCGACTGATTCGCTTGCGGGCTCGATGAAGGGTGTAAACCTTCAGGCGTCCGGCGCGGCCAAGGCTTCGCAGGTGATGGCTACCTCTTTGGCATCCAGTGCTGAAAGCTCGACCACGGCTGCCAAGCAGGTCAAGGCGTTCGCTGATCTGGTGGCACAGTTGAACCCGCTCATGACGGCTGCCAAGACTGCCGGTGAGGCTGCGGCTTCTGGCTTCAATGCAGCGGGTGATGCCGCCAACGGTGCGGCTCCGGGCATCCGTAATCTTGCAGCGGCTTATCGTGAGCTTGCAGCAGCCAAGGCAGCGGCAGGATCGGGTGGTGGCTCTTCTGGTAGCTCGGGCGGGACGGATGGTGCCCGTGCGAGCGGTGGCCCGGTGCTGTCAGGCAACACCTACCTCGTGGGTGAGAAGGGTCCCGAACTCTTCACGCCGAACACGACCGGCAATATCATTCCGAACCATGCGCTTCAGAGCAATGGCACGACCGCTGCCAACGACAACACGACTCTTATCGTTCGTGCCATAAATCGCATGGCCAATGCAGTCGTGGCCAGCAACAAGGTTGCGGCGGCTGCCAATCAGGCCATGGTCAATGAGGTCGCCGTTCAGACTGAGAACACGGCCAAGGCTCTTCAGCGCGCGGCAGTGCCCCTGTCGGAGTCTCAGTCCTTCAAGGGTAGTGGATACAGTGCAGATGGTCGTGCGTTTGAGAATGATCCCAAGTACAACTGGCTGGCATATGGAGAGGGTATGCTTCAGCAGGGGCAGAACTATTTTGCGGGCTCCGATGCGTTTGGCCAGAAGTACATTGATCCTCAGACCTATTCCGACTGGGCCAAGACTCAGAAGGTTCTCGGTGGTGATGAAGCATATCGTGCCAACATGAAGGATCAGAGCAACTGGACTATGTCCGGTGGATACTCGGGCCAGTATGATGCGAACAAGCCGTATGACTCGCAGAACCTTGAAGAGTCTGCCAAGCTCGCCATGCTGAAGGCATCCCTTGAACGCTACGGTGTGGACGCATTCGCTTACAGCGGCATCGACATCATTGGCATGATTAAGGAGCAGGAGCGTATCGTCCAGTTCATCGCGGCGAAGTCCGAGACGGCTACGGCTGCGCTCAAGCAGTACCGCGATGCTGGCGAGAACTTCAAGCAATTCCAAGAAGCTCTTCCGGGACTGGCTGCGGTCGCGTCCAAGGTGCAGGATTTCCAGACTTTGACTCCTGCACAGGGCGGTCCAATGTATGGCACCAGCGACCCGTATGGGCTCGCCAATGCCCCTCGCCCGGACCCGAAGGCACAGGAAGCCATGTCCAGCAACAAGACGGCTGGTGCGCAGGATAACCGTGTTCAGGTGCAGATGACGGTGAACACGCCGAGCGCCGAGACGTTCCGTCAGAACAAGGCACAGATCGAGTCGCAGTTGGCCAGTATGGTTGATCGCGCAAATCGAAGGGCAGGTAGGCGATGATCGTTGATGCAGTAAGGCTTCCAATTGATGTCGAGCGCGGTGTGCGCGGCGGTCCTCAGTTCAGCACGATTGTGAATCGTACTGACGGCGGCAGCCTCGTGACCAATCAGAATTGGAGCTACCCGCTCTATCGTGGTCAGGTCGGATATGGCATCCAGACCAAGGATAATTTGCGCGATGTCATCAAGTTCTTCTATGCACGTCGCGGTCGTCTGCGTGGCTTCCTCTTCCGTGATTGGTCGGACTACCAGTTCGACAACGACCTCATCGGGACCGGCGATGGGGCGGATACCACGTTCCAAGCTATCCGCAAGTATGACGACGACATCCTGCCTTTCTCGCGTCCGATCACGCGCCCGGTGGATGACGCCGACATGACCATCAGCGTGAATGGATCAGTGGTCTCGAACTCGACGTGGTCCATCACCACGGGTGGGATCATTACCTTCACGTCCCCGCCACCGAATGGCCATGCGATCCGCATTGTGACCGGCACCTTCGACGTGCCTTGTCACTTCGCCTCTGACGCATTGGAGGTCGAGATGGAAATCTGGAATGCGGGCTCGATCCCGAACATTCCTATCGAAGAGGTACGTGAATGAGCCGCACGATAAACTCAAGCCTTCAGACCCGCCTCAGCAGCGGCACCACCAATCTGTGTCACATCGTGACGATCACACGCACGGACGGCACCATCTTGCGCCTTACCGATCACGACACGGATGTGGTGGTCAGTGGGAACACCTATGTGCGTGACAACTCGGTCGCGGTCGCGGCCATCACGTCCTCGGCCAACAACGGCATTCAGGCCACCAACTGCAATGTGATCTTCAGCGACAATGGAATCTCGGAAGTGGATGTTGCGCGCGGTGTCTACGACAAGGCCATCATGGAGTTTGCCGTGGTGGACTACGAGCATCCCGAGTACGGCAAGATCATCCTGCTCACCGGCCTGCTCTCGACCATGACGGTGACCAACCGCCGATCTGGCCAGTTCGAAATCCGTGGCCTGCTCACGCGCGGTGACACTCGCATAGGTGAGTATTATTCTGCGCAGTGCCGTGCGGACCTTGGGGATGCCCGATGCACCGTGTCACTGGCGGCATTCACTACCACGGGAACCGTGACGACCGTTGAGACACAGGGTAAGATCAGAGCCACACTTGGCGCGGACTTTGCCAATGGGTTCTTCACCCACGGGGTTATGACCTTTACGAGCGGGGACAATACTGGTATCTCCATGGAAATCCTGAACCAGTTTGCATATGATGTGGTTGAGGACTCTATGTTCTTGGCACTGAGGATGCCATATGATATTCAAGTGGGGGACACATTTGACTTGGTGGCTGGTTGTGATAAGACGCCGGACACATGCCGAGTCAAGTTCAGCAACATCAAGAATTTCAGAGGTGAGCCCTTTGTCCCCGGACCCGATTACATCAGCGACTTCCTCCAAACTGGCCAGTCATGACGACATCCGGCAGCAGTGCCTTCAGCTTGCCCGTTCCTATATCGGCACCCCTTGGAAGCATAAGGGTAGGTCTAGGAATGGCATAGATTGCCTCGGCCTTCCAATGGTGGTCGGGTGGGAACTCGGACTGCACGAGTATGACGATTCTCTCGACTATGGTAGGCAGGCCAAGAACTTCGATTTTATGGATGCACTGGAACCTTTCGGCACCCGATTGAAGGACATGAAGGATATTCGAGACGCAGACATCTTGGTCATGCGAATCCCTATATTTCCTCAGCATGTGGTCATGGCCAGCCATATCGGTAACAGACCGACCATAATCCATGCCAGCGTCGATGCTAGAAAGGTGGTTGAAGAACACCTATCAGATGAGGTAAAGAGGTTGTTGATCGCCGCCTTCAGGTACAAAGGACTTTCATAGCCATGCCGATTTCGACATCCATCTTTGATGATAGCAGTACGTTCGATAGGTGGGACCTGTTCGATCTTCAGATGGACACGTCCTATACCGGGTGGGTTCCAAGGGGCAATGATGTCATCGACTTCAAGGTCATTGACCCGCCAGACGACCGCTACGTTCCCGGCTACTCCATCGTGGAAGCTGACGGCGACAAGAAAACTGTCGGCCCGCGCCTGAAGGACCTGAACATCCCGTTCTCCCTGTACGGCATGCCGATCCCCATCACGTTCGGTGTGCGCCGTCTGTACGGCAACATTCTGTGGGCGGTTCCTCTGCGTGAGAATATCAAGAAGTCCAAGTCGGGCGGCTCCGGTGGTCCTAACCAGACCACTACCGAGTACCAGTATTTCGCAACGTATGCGGTGTCCTTTGGTGTGCCGGGTAACACGGACTCCACCAAGCGTGATATTCTGCGTGTGTGGGCCGATGGCTCCCTCATCTATGATCGTCGTGGAACTGGCCAGACGAAAATCCAAGGCTTCAACTTCACCTTCTATCCGGCTGACCCGTTGCAAGAGCCGGACCCGACCATTGAGGCCAAGATGGGAGCGGGCATGGTGCCTGCATTCCGCGACTTCATGTATATGGTCATCAAGGACCTGCCCGTAGCGCTATGGGGTAACCGCCCGCCCTCTATCTCTGTTGAGATTGGTGATGCTACTGCATCCGTGTACTCTGTCACCAATATCTATCCCTCGGCAGACCATGTTGGTTCGCGTTCGCAGTCGTTCGGATTTGCCGACTGGGACCGCATGATGTACTACTCGGTCACTAATGGTGCCACCAATGCGGACTGCACTGTTCGCACGTATGATATGATCGAAGGCACTCTCATCAACACCAGCTACGCGAACACTGGGGACGGTGTTGGTTGGGATAACAACGTGGGAGACAAGACGACTGCGGACCTGACTCATACCAAGGGTTTTCAGTTTACCAGCGTCTCTGACTACGGTCTGACTTACATCCCGTGGCTCAATGTGATTCTCGGTATGGCTCGCGGTGGGTTGGGTAGGCAACCTATTGTCATGGTTGATCCCCTCAGCGGCACTGTCGTAAACTGGCTTGGCGCAAGGACCGGATTCACGGGATCACATGTGTTGCCATTCAGTGATACCCTTTCATCTGACCTCATCCCCTATTCTCAGGGCTACGTGAACTATCCGAAGTTCTATGGAGCGCAGTATAGTTATGGATTGAAGGGGGTTGATACCTACGTCTTTGCGCAGTCCTTCTATACGGGCACTGGCCTCGCTGTAATGCGACTCGAAGGAGGTACGGATGTTTTCGAAATCGAGCTTGTAGAATCAGGTGTCGAGTACGATCAGTTTTGTCCCGGTAGAGTTTTGCCGCCGCCGATTGCGAGCGCCACCATGGCATGTGTGGACGGCAACATCATCTATGAGTACGTGATTGAGCCGGGTGCAAGCCGTGAGTTTCCCGGCAAGTTCACTAAGTCCATTTTCAAGACCATGCCGACGACCATTAACAACCTCTACTACTACAAAGAGGAAGAGGTCTACATCGTCATGCTGACGAATGGCATGTGCTACAAGTACCATGTCTCCGGTGATGAACGTGGAAGCGTGGACCTGACTGGTAAGTTGCCGCCAGCTTATGACAAGTATAACTTCTTGCATGACATGTCGAATGGCTACCTGTCTTGGCAGACGACCAATGACGGCAGCACACATGAGCTTGACCTGACTTTCATGACTATCAACACGTTCACGGATACCTTCGGCCAATACTACGTGGACAGCAGCACCCGCATGTTCTCTTCCAAGATTCGTATGTTTGCTGCTATCGGGTTCAGCGGTGGCGGCGCAGCGGGTACGGGTCAGTCGGATAGCATGGCTAATGCCTTGTCACTGTTCTACTACGACCGCCTCAGTGATGCCCGCATGCCGCTGGCTGACTTTATCACAGGCATGGCACTCTATGCTGGCTACCTCATCTCGGAAATCTATGTGGACCCTGAGATTGATGATGAAATTGACGGCGCGGTCATCTCGCAGATCACGTCCTATCGCTCTGTCATCAATGCCATCTCTGCCATCTATCGTATCGACGTGATCGAGTCTGATGGTATGGTGAAGTTCTTGCGCAAGCCGGTGGGCTACAGCAGTACCGATTTCGACGTGGCCGATGGTGAGACATTGCTGGCATCCGCACAGCAGCCGGAGTCCGTGAGCTTCACCTTCCGCCGTGAAGAAGAGATTGCTGTGCCTCAGCGTGTGCTTCTGCGCTATCTGGACAAGGCCCTGTCCTACCAGTGGTCCATGCAGATCGCCACCCGTTCGCAGTTCATTGAGACCAACGGGTCCAACGAACAGATCACCTATGAAGTTCCAATCGCTATGACTGCGACCGAAGCCAAGACGCTCGCCAACCGCGCGCTCTGGATGGCGTGGTCTTCGCGCGTGTCCTATGACTTCCGTCTGCCTCAGAAGTTCTTCAAGGTCGAACCGGGTGATGTGGGCTCCGTCATCATCGGCCAGTTGACTTACACCGTGAAGGCTTCCGAGGTCACCTACAACAACGACTTCTCGATTGGTGTCCGTGGTACTAGCTTCCAGTCGGACGAAGCAGTGTCCTTCAATGCCTATGCCGGTGGCGGTTACACTCAGGCGATCCCGTATGACCTTGGTGGGGAGCTTTACATTCTTGATGTGCCTCTGCTTGACGCTGGCCATGATATGACCTCTACGGGTAAGTTCCCGTTGTATATGCACATCAGTCCGATCAACAAGACGACCTCTTGGCTCGGTTCTGCCGCCTACTTCTCTTTCGTTGACTCTACTTCATATGCTGAAGTGGCCGCTAACACTAACGAAGGTGTCGTATGCATCGTAACCAGTCTGCCGGACACGCCGGACTCCCTGTTGCAAACGGATACTGTGAATACCATGACCGTAATCGTGACTGCGGGTGATGCCACTCTGCTCGCAAGCTGCACAGAGGATGACTTGCTGCGTGGATCAAACACGGCTGCCTTCGGTAAGAACGGTAGGTGGGAACTCATCCAGTTCATGACGGTCACTGAAAACAGCGATGGCAGTTTCACTCTTTCTAATCTGTTGCGCGCTCGTAACAGCACCGACTATGCAGTGGACCTGCACAAGGAAGGTGACAAGCTCGTGCTCATCGGGGAGCTTTTCACCGATGCTTCAGGTGTCAGCGATGCTCGTATTGAAACCTTGCTCAACTATAAGGCAGTTGGTCCCTCACAAGCGGAAGCATCCATCGGTTCCAAGTCCGTCACTATTCAGGGGTATGCAGCACTGCCGTGGACTCCTACCGTGCCGACTATTACCCGAGACATCGGTGCGGGTACTGGTGACCTGACGATCACTTGGTCTCGCCGCAATCGCAAGATAGTCAAACTCAGTGATGGCACTGAAGTGAACACTCTGTCAGCCAATGACCTGAACAACTACCTCGTCACGATCCGCCGCTGGCCGTATTACACGTGGGCATTCAGCGGTGGCCTGTGGCGTCCGACTCTCATATCGAACACGGATGTGACCTTTGAGGTTACTGGGGCAACCAGTCTGACTCTGACGGCCTCGGAAATCCGCACGGCTCTGCTCTATGAGTTTGACGTGCCGGATAACCTGTCCAGTTCAGGCTCCACTTTCACCACGCAGCCGGGGTCTTATATCACGGCAAACGCCACGGATAATGAGATTGTGGCCGAACTGGGCTACTCAGATTTTGTGGCTTTCAAGCACCTTGACATCATGGTACAACAGGCCACGAGCTTGTCAGGGGCAAGCAGCGGATACGGGCCGGGTCGCATGACCCGAGTTCTGATTGAGGACACGTAAGGAGAAGCTATGTCGAACAACCTTGGTCGCACGGAAGTCAGTTCGTCGCAGACGCAGAAAGAGACTGCCATCAACAACAGTGATGGTGTGCTCGATGCTGCGATCACGTCCGAACTGACCATCACTTGGTCTGGTGAAAACCTCAAGGTTCTCACTACAGCACAGCTTCGTCAGAACCAGACCTTCATCATGTCAGGCACCTCGGGTGGATCGCCCGTGCTCAAGATGGCTGCCGTCCAGCGCGGCGTAGTCATGGTGGACAACGACCTCGGCGCTGACCTGACTGTCACCGACAATGCGCTGGCGGAAGAAGTGGTTGTCAAGAATGGTGTGCTGGCCGCGATCTACGTGACCGCGACCGGCGTTCGCCGCGTGTTCGAATCCGACTCCGTCATCATCCCCGGTGACACTTCCATCACGGCTCGCGTCTGTTCCACGGCCAATGTCACGATTGCCACCGCCCTCAATCCCGGTGATGTTATCAATGGTGTGACCCTTGCGCAGGATGATGTGGTGTTCCTGAAAGATCAGACCACGCCGTCAGAGAACGGCCTGTATGTGGTCGATGCTTCTCCCTATCGTGCGCTCGATTTCGATGATGGCACGACCGAGGTGTATGCTGGTGTGCTCATCACAGTCACGGAAGGCACCGCGAACCCGGATACCCTGTGGATGCTCACCACGAACAACCCGATCACGGTTGGCTCCACGGCGCTCGTCTTCAAGAAGCTGAACCAGAACGCCACTGCCTTCGCATCCAACACCCAAGTTCTTACGGGCACTGTGGCCAGCAAGGCGGTCGATCCGGCCAAGCTCGCCAGTCTGTGGAAGAAGGGCTCTGACATCGCGTCCGCGTCCACCATCACCATCGGCAATGGCCGATACTTCCATGTGACGGGCACGACCACGATCACGGATATTGATTGGTCCACGGCTACTGATGGCCGTGAAGCCATCCTCGTATTCGATGGCATCCTGACACTGACTCATAATGCCACGAGCTTGATCCTTCCGGGTGGCGCGAACATCACCACGGCTGCCGGTGACCGCGCTGCATTCATTCAGGACTCCTCGGACAATGTCTATTGCGTCTGGTATCAGCGCGCGGACGGTACTGCGATTGTGGCATCTGCCGGACTGACTGCGGCCACCACTACTGAGGCTTTGCAGGGCACCGACACGGCGGCTTATGTGACTCCAGATGCACTGGCTGCTCTTTGGGAGAAGGGCTCTGACGTGGCTTCTGCGGCCACCGTATCCTTTGCCGAGGGTGGTTTCTTCCACATCACCGGCACGACCACGATCACGGACATTGACTGGGCCACCGCGAAGAATGGTCGTTGGGCCATGGTCACTTTCGACGGCGCACTCACCCTCACCTACAATGCTACGACTCTCAAGCTGCCGGGTGCGGCCAGCATCACCACGGCTGCCGGTGACACGGCTTGCTTCGTGCAAGATGCGTCAGACAATGTCATCTGCGTCTGGTATCAGCGCGCCGATGGTACACCTCTCGTGAACTCTTCGTTCACCGCCGCGTCCACCACGCAGACCTTGACGGGCACTTCCGTGGCCGTGGCGGTCACCCCGGACTCCTTGGCTGCCCTGTGGGAGAAGGGCTCTGACGTGGCCTCTGCCGCGACTGTAAGCCTTGGTGAAGGTGGGTACTTCCACATCACCGGCACCACGACCATCACGGACATCGACTGGGCTACCGCCAAGAACGGTCGTCCAGCCATCGTGATTTTCGACGGTATTCTGACCCTGACTCACAATGCCACGACCCTCAAGCTGCCGGGTAATGCGAACATCACGACCGCTGCCGGTGATCGTGCAATGTTCGTGCAGGATGCTTCCGACAATGTCATCTGCGTCTGGTATCAGCGCGCGGACGGCACGGCTGTTGTGTCGTCCAGCATCTCACTCACCAGCACGACCGAAATCCTGACCGGCACCGACACGGCCAAGGCTGCCACGGCTGACGCGATTGCGGCTCTGTGGGAGAAGGGTGCAGATGTCGCCTCGGCGGCTACCGTCACGTTCGCTGAAGGTGGATACTTCCACATCACCGGCACGACCACGATCACGGACATCGACTGGGCGACCGCGAAGAATGGTCGTTGGGCTTGGGTTGTCTTTGACGACATCCTGACTCTGACTCACAATGCTACGACCTTGCTTCTGCCGGGTGCGGCCAACATCACGACCGCCGCGAACGACCGCGCGCTCTTCATTCAGGACAACGCAGACAATGTCTACTGCGTGGTCTACCAGCGCGCCGATGGCACTGCTATTGACGGTGGTGGTTCGTTCCTTGCTGCGTCCACCACGGAAGCGCTGGCTGGCACCAACACGACCAAGGGTGTCACGCCGGATGCACTGGCCGCGCTGTGGGAGAAGGGCTCCAACGTAGCCTCTGCGGCCACGGTGAGCCTCGGTGAGGGTGGTCTGTTCCACATCACCGGCACGACCACGATCACGGACATCGACTTCGGTACGGCCAAGGATGGTCGTGGTGCATGGCTCATCTTCGATGGTGCGCTCACGCTGACGCACAATGCCACGACCCTCGTGTTGCCGGGTGGCGCGAACATCACCACGGCTGCCGGTGACATGGCCTATGTGACTCAGGACAACGGTGACAACGTCTATGTCCGATACTTCCGTGCGAATGGCAAGCCTGTCGTTCCGACGACTCAGGTCATCGCCATCGCAGTTTCGGATGAGACCACGTCCCTGACCACGGGCACGGCCAAGACGACCTTCCGCATGCCGTTCGCCTTCACGCTGACGGACATTCGCGCTTCGGTCACCACGGCTCCCACGGGCGGCACTTTGCTCACCGTGGACGTGAACGAGTCGGGCTCTACGATCCTCTCGACCAAGCTGACCTTCGATGCTTCCGAGAAAACCACGACCACGGCAGCCACGCCGCGTGTCATCTCGGACTCCTCGCTGGCCGACGATGCGGAAATCACCATCGACATCGACGCAGTGGGCTCCACCATTGCGGGCGCTGGTCTGAAGGTGTACCTGATTGGCTATCCGACGAATGGGTGACGACACATGAGTTTCATCATCAACCCCTATCGCTATGCTGCCGGGGCGTCCTTCTATCAGTACGCCACAGCAGATGGTGCGGATGCGGATATTTCGGATGCAGGTGGGCTCCACTCTGCGGGCACCTTCACCGTGCCTGCGGCTTGGAACGGTCGGTATGTCCGTGTCGGGGCGGGCGGGCGCACGTCCTCCAACTCTACTTCGCTCAAGGTAACGATGAATAAGGGTGGGGCGCAGTTCGATGGTGCTGCTGAGTATTTTGGATCGGGCGTAACCAACAATCCCGGCGGTGCGACAGGTCACTCTGCTCCCACCGTAGTGACCACTGGTGACGCATTCACTATGTCCGGCCCGGTCAACAATACGAACGGAAGCTGGAAGTACATGGAGGTGCTGTCCTCCAGCTTCAGTGGAGCCATGGCTAACCGCACCAGCACATTCAGTGTTGGCACCGCGTATACCACATGCGAGTGGAACAACGAGGTATATGACACTGACGGATACTTCACCACGGGATCGCCCACGGTGTTCACTATCCCGTCTGGTCGCAGTGGCAAGTTCCGAATCCAAGCTGGTCTGGAGTGCACTGCTCCCGGCACGGAAATGGGCCTGACACTGTCCACCTCGGCTGACCCCGGCAACATGGAGTGTGATAACTCAGCCGGTGGTGCCCTCAGCATCTTCAGTCCTCCGCTGTCGCTGACCACTAGCGACACGGCGTCCCTGTCTGTACGCACCCAGTCAGCTACTACAATGAAGGTGGATGCCAATACGTGGTACTCTATCGAAGAGCTTCCGTCTGGTATCCAGTACGCCATAGCCGAGTTCGGCAGCAGCGTGGCCGTGGCGTCCGGCTCTACATTCCAGTCGGTGTCTCCGAGCACGGAGTTCGCAGACGTGGGCGGATGGTACACCGCTGGTCAGGACCACTTCACGGTGCCTTCCGGTGTTACGAAAATTCGACTCGGCTTCTTCATCAAAAGCACCAACACTCTCGGCTCCGCGTGGGGCTTCGGCATCTTCAAGAATGGTGCTGAGTTCCAGCAGATGCCTTACAACGCTCAGACAAACGCCAGCGTGGAATGTCTGCACGGTGCGTCTGGAATCATCGAGGTCACGGCTGGTGACACATTCGATTTCCGCGCCCGTACTGCTGCGGGCTCCATGTCCGTGGCGGCGGGTAGCTTCATCTGGATCGAAGAAGTCCAAGCTGTGACATCTTAACGGGCCGGGTTGACGTGGGCGTATAGAACGGCCTACAACGGAGAGAAGTTCCCAACAGGAGTTCTCCGAATGTTCAATACTGCAACAATCACGAAGGTGAAGGCGATTGCCGATGACCTCGGTGTGGAGGCTGCGGCTCTTCTGGCTGTGGCCGAGGTTGAGTCTGCTGGTGTCTCCGAATGGAAGGTCTCGGGCAAGAACCGCCCGCCGATCCGCTTTGAGGGCCACTACTTCTATCGCAAGCTCAAGGGAGACAAGCTGAAGGCCGCTGTGGCGGCTGGACTGGCGAACCCGAACGTGGGCGGGGTCAAGAACCCGGCGTCCTATAGCGCCCGCTACGGGCTTCTGGAACGTGCTGCCAAGATCGACCACGCTGCCGCCTACGAGTCCACCTCGTGGGGCCTCGGTCAGGTCATGGGTGCCCATTGGAAGAAGCTCGGCTATCGCTCGGTCGATGAGATGGTCAACACCGCGAACACCGTGGACGGCCAGATCGCCATCATGGCCAAGTACATCCAGAAGTTCGGCCTCGTGGATGAGCTTCAGACCAAGGGGTGGCAGTCGTTTGCCGATCAGTACAATGGTCCGGCCAGCCGCAAGAACCGCTACGGCGAGAAGATCGCGGCAGCCTACAAGAACTACGTCAAGGTGCTGGCCGGTGCTGTCACCGACAATGGTGTGCCGGACGGCGGCAATGCCACGGTCAAACAGTACCAGAAGGACCTCAAGCGCCTCGGCTTCTATGCAGGAGCGGTGGATGGCATTGCAGGACGCCAGACCATTGCCGCTGTTAAGGCCTTCCAGAAGGCCAACGGGCTCGTTGCAGACGGCAAGTACGGGAAGATGACCGATGAGGCCGTGGATCGCGCGATTGCCGCCCTTGACCGCTCTGGCGGTGACACGGCGGTAAAGACCGGCACCGGAGTCACCGGCACGGGTGCGGTCGTGGACATCATCAAGGAGCAGACCGATCAACTTCAGTCCGTTGCGCAGTATTCGCACCTCATCACCTATGCCGTGATCGCCTTCGTGGTGGCCGGTGTGGGCCTGACCGTCTACGGCCTCTGGAAGAAGTACAAGGCAGGCATGGCCTCGGAAGGGACGGTGTAACCATGTGGATACTCAGCCTTCTTGCGTGGCCCTTTCGCTTCTTCACGAAGTGGATGGACTACCGTTCACAGGTGGCCATCGTCAAGGGTGAGGTCGCCAAAGAGTCGATCCGTGCGAACGTCCAGCTTTCGCAGATCAAGAAGGAGATGCACCAGATCAATATGGGTTGGTGGGCAACCCGCTGGATCGTCCCGCTTATTGCATACCCGGTCATCGCATGGTGGTGGATGGTCTGGATGGACACTATGTTGACGAGTATCCAACTGGATATTCCGCCGCCGCCCGAGCCGATCTACTCGTGGTCCGGTGAGATTATCCTGAGCTTCTTCATCGTGCGCGGTGCAGAGATGGTGGCCAGTTCGGTCACAGCATTCAGCACGGCGGGAACAATCGCTGACATCGTCGGCAAGGCTTTTGGCCGTAAAGATAAGTGAGAGGTGCATGATGGGCGCGGATGAGAACAATGTCTTTACGAAAGCAGAGGTGGAAGCCATTGCTGAGAGTGCGGCTGACCGCGCTCTCGCTGCGCTATTCGAAAAGCTCGACATCGACGTGACTGATAAGGAGTCTGTCCGCAATTTCCGTGACAATCTGAGCTTCCTTGACGACCAACGTCAGGGCTCGATTGCCCTCAAGCAGAACATCAAGAAGTCGATGCTGTACGTCTCGGGCACGGCGCTGCTCGGGCTCGTATATTTCCTGTGGGACGCGCTGAAGGATGGCCTGCACATGTGGCTGGTCAACTTGAAGTAATGGAGGACAACATGTTCGAGAAGATGACTGCCGTTGCCAAGAGTGCGAACCTCCACTGGAAGGATGTCGCGTACATCCTCGTGATCGGCGCGATGCTTATGTGGGGCACCACACAGGTGAAGCAATACATCCGCGACACTGCACCGGCCAGTGACTACTTCGTGGTCAACCAGATCGGCATCCCCAACTTCACCGTTGGCGAGAACCCCAAGATTCTCTATGACCGAGTCGTGCTCCAAGATTTCAGCGCCACGTTCACGGCTGAGATTCAAGATGCGTCCACCTTGCAGGCGGTATGCACCAGCACGAAAACCGTGAATTACTCGCCGGACAAGGACCTGCCCAAGGATGGGCCGACACTTAGCTGGCTGATGTACCGTGAGCCGCTGCCGGACTGCCAGCCGCCAGTGGGCACCTACCGTGTGCAGATTTGCTGGACCATCGAACGACTCGATGCGATCCCGGCGCGCATGTGTGCCAACAGCAACACCTTCAGCGTTCGTGAAATGGAATTGAAATAGGAGGACGACATGCTTGTAGCTGCCATCATCATCGGCCTTGCCATCTATGCTTTCCGTGAGCAGTTGTGGGACTTCGTGATCGCCATGTGGAAGGACGATCAGCCGGATAAGTGATTGGTTCCGGGTCGAGGATTCGAACCTGCGACTACCTGTTTCAGAGACAGGGGTCCTACCGTTAGACGAACCCGGAGTGGCTGGCAGGGCAGGCATCGAACCTGCATCATCCTGATTAACAGTCAGGAGCATTACCGTTATGCTACCTACCAAATTGGTTGACAGGGCAGGGTTTGAACCTACGACCACTCGATTATCGGTCGAGCGCTCTACCAACTGAGCTACCTGTCAAAGTCAAAGACCGAGGGGTAGCAGTCCTGCCCTCGGTCTTCTAAATCATTCTTGATCCGTCTTACCGGAAGAACTTCTATCCAGATTGTCAGTCTATAGAAGACCTTAGCTCCATAGGATGTGCTGCGTCCTTTGAGTTTGATAGCCTATAGCAGATCATCTGTCAACAGGTGATCTACCATACGCGATCACGTATAACGCCGGGATATACGTGATCGCGTATATTCGCTATTTGCGAACCGCGAACGTCACTCGCAGTTGCGATTGCCGGTCACCGGATCGAAGGTGCAGGTCGAGCCCTCCATGATGGCAGGCATGAGGGGGATGTCGGCAGGGCACTCAGGAGCGGCTACAGTGGCTCTGTCGTCCCCATCCTTGTCCTTGAGCAGGGCGAAGCGCTTGCCGTCCTTGTTGAACGTTGTGAGGCCCTTGGCACCGCCCTCGTAGGCCGTCTGGTAGATGCCCATGAAGTCTTCGAACTTCACATGCTTGTCCACATTGACGGTCTTGCTGACGGCTGAGTCGACTCGGTTCGCAGCGGTCAGGAACACAGACATGTGCTCTTCGATGGTGACGCTGGCCGTGGTCTTCCCGTAAACGCCAAGCTGCGAGACGGCGTAGTCCTGCACCGTGACGATCTGCTTGCCACCCGGCATGTCTACAGGGCGCTCGGTCTCCCACGCGAACACCGGCTCGATGCCGCCCGACATGTTGTCAGCCGTGAAGCTGATGGTGCCGGTCGGCGCGATGGAGGTCAGGTGCGAATTGCGGATGCCGTACATGCGGATGCCATCGCGGATGTCGTCCGGCAGGTTCTTGTTGTGGCCGCTGGCGAGATACTTGTCGGCATCGAACAGCTTGAACGCGCCCTTCTCCTTGGCAAGCTCGATGCTGGCGCGGTACGCCTCGTCACGCAGGACGTTCAGGAGCTTGGTTTCGAAGGTGACGAACTGGATAGAGCCGTAGGGCATTCCCATGGCTTCCAGCGCGTTCGCAAGGCCCGTGACGCCCAAACCCATGCGGCGCTTGCTTGTAGCCTCTTCGCGCTGTTGCGGCAGCGGGTAGTTCGCCTTGTCGATGACGTTGTCCATCATGCGGACGACCTGTGGGATGTCAGCGATGAACTGATCCCAGTCGAAATACCAGCCAGCCAGATCGCGCTTCAGGTACTTCGGAACAGCGAAGCTGCCGAGCAGGCAGGCACCATAGGGCGGCAGGGGTTGCTCACCGCACGGGTTGGTAGCCGCGATGGTCTCGCAATACCAGAGGTTATTCTGACGGTTGATGGTGTCAAGGAAGAGCACACCCGGCTCGGCCCACTGCCACGTGGTGTCCATGATGAGAGCCCAAAGCTCACGGGCATCGACCGTCTCGTAGACACGCCCGTTGAAACGCAAATCGAACGTCCCGTTGCGAGCAACAGCCTCCATGAGTTCATCGGTCACACCGACCGAGACATTGAAGCCGGTCAGGAACTTGTTGTTCTTCTTCATGACGATGAACTTCATGATGTCCGGGTGATCGCAGCGCATGACGCCCATCTCGGCACCACGGCGATCACCGGCAGAGGACGTGGCCTGACAGACGGCATCGAAGATCGGCATGAATGCAATCGGGCCATCGGTCTTGGCGCGGACGCCCCAAATCATGTCACCAGCCGGACGCAGAGTCGAGAAGTCGTAACCGATTCCACCGCCCTGTCGCATGGTCTGTGCGGCCAGCCTTGCAGCATCCATGATGGAGACCGAGCGCATGTCCTCACCGGCCAGCTTGGGGCCATCGACAAACGAGTCATGGATCGTGGGAGAGACGAAGCAGTTGCCACTCAATAGACCGCCTTCAATTACAAAGCTGTTGGTAGTGGGGACTTGAACGCAGAACACCTTGTCAAGCATGGCTTTCTCAGAAGATAGCTCAGCCACGCGCCAAGATGTATCCGTAATAGCCTTCAGCCTATCTGCCTTCCTCTTAATGAGAATGTCTGCCGACGAGATAGAGCGAAGATCGAAACGGATGTTCAACGAACGCTTGTTGCGAACACCGTAATTCGTTTCCACCGCTAGAGTCGAGCTACCCGTAATATAAAAACCAGCAATAGGTCCAAACTGTTCAAGCCATGATTTCTCTTGGGCGTCTCCGCAAATGGTCACTTCGGGTTGAATGCTCACACATCCGTCAGCCGCAAGCCACCCACGAATGAACCCAAGAAGGTACTGGTCAGATGACCCAATAGACGGCAAAGCCTTCATGTCACAATGAGCATTCTTGCCATAGAAATAAAAGTAGGGATCGCCATTAGCCGAGGGTGGGTTGCTTGTGGGGTACCCTTCAAACCAAGGACAGATGTCTTCATGGTCAGAACATACACGAAGATTAAACCCACCATCACTTGTGGCAGAGCCGTCCCCGTAAACTATACCGTGAACCACTCCAAGACGATAGTCCGCACTCTCATTTTTCAGCGCAGTCATAAAGTCTACCGACTTAACGGAGCCAGTAGTGGTCCTCTTTCCATCCGAAATCCAACCATGCTCCATGGTGGCCATGATGCTCTTGGACTTGCGACCGTTGGTGAACCTAATGTTGAACAGGTTCTGCTCACCGAAAGACTCTACTTTAGTTTTCACCCAAGAGCCAGCACCGTCCATGACCGTCACGAATTGGTCTTCAAGCTCTCCAATTGGGAACATGCCGAACTCACGGGTCAGGATTAGGGTATCACGCCCGAGACAGTTGTACGGCGTGACGACTTTGGGCGATCCAGCCCACGCCTGAATGCGGCCAGCAGGCATGAAGCGCATGTTGCGGGTGATGTCGTAGAGAACCTGTTCATGCTGGTAGTCGTCGGACAGCGCCACGGAGATGCGCTTGGCATACCCGTCATATGACTCACCTTCAGAGCGGTACTTCACATAGTGCAGATGGTCACAGAAAGGCAGCGAGGGTCCAGTCATGGTATTCTCCATGTTGATGTTGATGTTGATGTGGTGCGAACGAGCGGACATGGTTAATCCGCTCGTGAAGCGTGGTCAAGCCGTATTATTTTTATTCTGCGGGCTTGACAAGAGAATCGACGGCTGAGTTCAGATGAGTGAACGCTTCCTCGGGATTCGGGTAGCGTTCGAACAGCTTGTCGATGAGCGGCTGGTACTTGTTGACCATGTCGCGCGGGCTCACGGTGCGCGGCGGGCGATCATCCACGAGGTTGCCGGTGATGATAGCGTCGGCCAGCACGTAGAGGGAGCAGATGGCCTTGATGACGTGAGGGAGCCCGCTGTCCGGGTCCGTGTCCTCGCCCTCCCACCAGCAGTCCATGTGCTCGTTGGTGGCATCGTAGTAGACCGAGCCACGCACGGCAGCCGGGCGATAGTTGAAAGCCCCGTACTTCATGGCACCCTCCATCATGCCGATGCTCACGAGACGACGCACATGAGCAGACATAGCATGGTAACAACGAGGCTTACGGATTCCAATGGAATCCTTTGGATTGGTCGGTTTAGTGTTATTCTGATTCATAGTGCCCTCTTTTGTTTAGCTCTTTTATTTTAGAGTTAACGTATTGACGAATGTGCTTTTCTTTATCCGTCAATGGTTTGTTTTTGAATGAAGACCAATCCGCCATAAATGCAAAATCTGCTTGTCTTGATTTTATTCTCAAGAAAGGCCTCAATTGTTTCAAACATGACTCAGCTTCCGACCCGAACACCATCCAGAGACTACGTGCTTTCCTAGGTGATTTAGCCTCCTTGTAGTACCTTTTGCCACCAAACTCAGATTCAAATAAATCAAGGCACTCCGATTCAACCATCTCAACCGTTATCCTCAGTTGAAAATGTCCATTGGTTTTGTTGTTATAGGTGCCTACACAACCTTCCCCATCCAACACACCCGCTAGGTAGGCGAGGATGGTATCGTCCTTCTTCTCCGGCAAGGGGGTGCTGGCAGCACCCACCAATGCGTTAGCACCCTGCACCGACGCAGCCATCTTCTCCGAGTCGATGATGTTCTGCCGTTGGATTTTGCTGGCCAAGTCAGAGAGGCCGGTGAAGGTATGCCTCTTGCCGGTCTTGTACTTGTCCACTTTCCTGATAAGCTCCAGCAGTTCGTCTTCGTCCCACTGAGGCAAGCACTTCTTGTTCCACTCGCTCATCAGGGACATGACGATGCCCACGTCAAGGTCGTAGCTGAGCAGGGTTTGAGCAGTCAACATCGTGTGCTCATGTCCGCCCTCGCCCTCGATTGCAGGCGCACGGTTGACCAGCCACATGCTGGCCTCCACGATGCGGTCGCGCACCATGCCCTTGTAACGGTCCTTCACGGTCTCCCTCTGGTTCTGAGGCACGTTGAAGTCGTGCTCATCGCATTTGTCCATGCGACGGCCACGCAGAGTGTCAGCATCTTCTCCGTTCATGGGGTCCTCCTAGACTGGGTTCGGAACGAGCAACGCCTTGGCGCACTCGATGCCTTGTTGGACTGAGTCGCAAACGTAGGTTGCTATGCCCTTATAGAAGGCATGGTCATGGAAGCCGCCCTTGTCCAACACAAGGATCACCGGCTTGCGGAATGCATCGGCCCACCCAAGCTCCACTGTGGTTCCGATGCTGACGCTCTTGGCACCCTGCACGTTCATGAAGACGGCGTCAGCCATCATCACGTCATTGCGGTCACGACCTATGATACCCTGCATGGATGACATCGGGTGGCTCTCGTAGCCCTGCTTGCCGATGATCTGGCCAGAGCCCTTCAGGAACACCTTGCCACGCATGGGCGAGTGGCAGTGGATGTCCACCCAGTGGTGGCTACCATGGAGATGCTGGATCACAAGCTCACGCCAATCGAGCGCAGCTTCTTCATAGGTCAGCCCCGCAATAGGGCCAGCCAGATAGAGTCTCTTTGTTGTCATCGTCTTCTCCTATATGAACGTGAAGAGTTTCTCCGTTTTTTTCTGATGTATTTTTACATCTGATACCGGACTTAGTCTGTTTTTCCCAAACGCACGTAAAATCATTTGGCGCTAAGTACTCCGAAACATATACGTGATGCCTTTGTGACGTTTTACGTACCCACCCCCAAAAAGCTTCGTGATCGAACTTTGACGAGTATTTGGTAGTGCCAATATATGGGGGATCACAGTACACTAAAGCCCCCTCTGGTAAAGGAGAAAATTCATATGAACAATTAAAAAATTGAACGCCCAGTAATTTCGGGAATTGTTTAGTAGCAGATGTATATCCCCTTTTTGAGTAGTCGCTTTGTTGTTTATCTCGGCTCCATCCTCCGAATTTCTTACCCCCAAAGGATAGTGCGAAGGCGGCATATCCCCGCAAAGGGCTAGGTTCTTTAGCGAGTTTAAGAACCCTGTACTCCTCTTCTGTAATAGAAAGGGGAGGCATCCATCCTTTGGACACTTCTTTCCATAAACAAATTAAATCAGCGTCTACATCGCATCCGATTCGTGTGGGGCATTCTACTTTATCTATCAAATTGGCCCCACCTACAAAGGGCTCTACATATGCTGGATACCTACTCGGTTGCATGATGCTTATTAAAGACTCCGCGTGTCTACTTTTCGAACCCATATATCGCATAGCTATTTACCCGCCTTCCACTTGTTGTTCCACATAGTCACGATGGTGCGTTTCCCGTTCGGGTACGTCACGATATGGGAGTGAGACCACGCGCCGGGGCCTGTGGTCCAATCGGGGTCGAGCGAAGAGCACGTGCCGCCGAAGTAGATGCCGTCAAGGATGCCAGCCGCATGATAGTGGCCGAGGTTGGCCTTGCGCCCGAGCTTGGCGAAAGCACGAGGGTTGCCGCGCCCACCATTCGGTCCTGCATGGCCGTGCATGCCACACTCGATGCCACCATTGCGATCCGGGCAGATGATATAGCTCGTATCGCGGTCAAGGATCGTGAGCACACCCTGAAGCCCCGGCTGCACGGCCTGCACCATGAGTCGGAAGTAGTTGGGTGTCTGAGCCCCGGCGCGCAAGTCGGCCCACACGCGGGCCTGCATGTCCGTCCAGAACTCGGCATTCTTCGGATCGAGACGACCGTCCTGCTCTTCAAGCCAGCGGCCAAGGTGGTCATGATGGTTCGAGTCCACGATGACGTTGTCACACCAATCACGGAAGGCCACGGTCAGGAAGGTGCAGACATCCTCGCACTCCTTCTTCACGTTCGTCTGGCCGAGAAGGTATCGGCGGAACAAGCGGTGCGGATGCTTCAGTTCGTGATGGCTCTTGGCGCGGAAGCCGAGCACGTCATGGAAGAATTGCGAGTTCGGTTGCAGAATATCGAGCATGCCGCCCGGTCCCCATGCAAGCTCGCGCACCCATGGCACCAGATCGTCCGAGTGGATGTCAGCCCACGTGATGGACTCGACATTGTTGCCGGTGGTCAGCACACCGTTGGCATCCACGTTCACATCAAGGTCGTTGATGACGCCCTCGGAGTCCGCGATGATCTGACGGCAGAACCAATCGCCCTCGGCATCGACCTCCACCAGCAGCGCGCCGTAGACGTGATGGAACTCAGCCTTGAGACCGGCCTTGCGCTGGATGTAGTTGCGCAACGTGGCAGTGCCGGTGGTGTAGTTGAACTTGGTAGGCGCATGCTTGCTCGATGCGATGGATTGCATGGCTACCTTGGCATGCGGGAAGATCGCGGACTTGCGCCCGGTGTAGACTTCCAGCCCACCAAGCGGGTTTTCAGCCGTGGGCAGGATGTTCATCTCGCCGCACCACACGAGTCCCGGTGCCACCTCCATGCGGTAGTCGGACAGATACGGCTTGAACTCGGGTGCCCACCAGATGTCTTCCTTCTCCACCGTCTTGAGCCCGTCGAATGCCACGTGCTTGTCAAGCACAGATGCGACACTGGTTGTCAGATAGACGAAGCGGCTGACATGAAGTTCGGCCTTGTAGTGCTCACGGAGCACCAGCAGATTGCGCCAGAAAGGCGCGAACGCATGCGTGTTGTTCTGTGCTGAGGTGAACAGGTAGCGCTTCACGCCGCGCTTCGGCATCTTGGCCTCGACGGTTTCGAGTGCGCGCACCTTGCCGGTCGGCACATCGAGAACTTCGCTCGGGTTTGCCAGTTGATTCTTGGTCTTCGCGCCCGGACGCAACGGCTGCATCAAACCCTCAGCCACGGCCACGGCATATACATTCAGCACGGTCTTCCATGACGTGCCCGGATGGGCCTTCCAGACCTTCTTTAGACTGCCATGCTTCGCATAGCTCTTCACGAGTTTCTTGGGCGTCAGTGTCATGGGCGTGGGACCTTTCCTGTAGTGATGAATTGATAGCCGTACCATGCGAGCAGCGCGGCCTCGGCTCGGTTGTGATCCATCTTGCGCTGGAAGTATGAGGCGAACCTTGGGAACAGTTGCAGGGCTCGACTGCGGGACTTCTCGCCGTCATTGTTGAGCCCCATCTTTGCCTTCCACTCGACCGGCGAGATGACAGTATACGGCGTCTGCATCATGGCCAGCCCCATCTCAAGGGTGCCAGCGGCTTTGCCGAAGTTGAACATTGATGTGACGCCCTGCCCCGGCATCGCACCGACTCGCTCGATGTATGCGTGGTCCGCGCCCGCGAACATGAAGTTGAACAGGTCGGCCAGCCCTTGCATGTTGATGATGTTCTTCTCGCCCTTGCCCTTGGTCTTCTTGATGGCAATAGTAGGCACATCCTCGACGTGAAGACTGGTTCCATCGTAGGCAGCGATTGCGCCAGAGATGCCGGGGTCGATTCCAATGACTCTCATTTTTTATAGCGTCTCCCTGACCACGCTTCAGCGGCCACCGGACATCCACGTGCCCACGCCGGGTTTGGTCCGGCCACCAGTTTCTCGAATGCCTTCACATCCAGACCGGGCTCTGCTTCAGCAACCACTTCGTCATGGACGGACATCACGATTTCAAATCCTGCCTTCTCGACACGGCGCATGGCCGCGACCATCAAGTCACGAGCTATAGCTTGGACCGCGTTCTCTGTCAACATTCCACCGTATGTGTAAACACGGCCCCAAGCACCACCCTTCTTGTTGTTGCGGCCTTGGTAGTAGATGCTGTCCTTCCAGAAGGACTTCAGTTCACCCGTTTCCTTGTCCGTATACTGGACCTCTCGCTCTTCCAGTCCCGGCTCAAAGTACCATAGCTTGCGACCGTTCGGAAGCTCCATGGACAGCCACGAGCCAGCCGCGTCCTTCTCATAGCGGAAGATGATTCGAACACCGTTCTGACTGACGACCTCTTCGGCGCGCTTGAAGCGAATGGCCTTGGCGGCTCCCTCTTCAAGGGCCTTCCATAGCTTCGGCACCTCACCATAGTCTGTGCGGAATGTGCTGACCATGAGGTTCGCCATCTCCAATGTGATTTCCACACCATAGGAGTCGAGCGCCTGCATCTGAAGTTTCGGGCCGGACATCTGGTATCCGCAACCGAGCACGGTGATCTTGCCAAGCTGACGTTCGTCCGGGTCTTTCTTCTTGTCGATAGGGCGCTTGTAAATCTTGCTGGCCGTCACGCAATAGATGTCCGGGCCTTCACCCTTGTCGAACTTGGCAAAGGCTTCCAGCGCGTCCATCTGGCCTGCCAGCCACATGACCACACGGGCCTCGATAGCGGCGAAGTCGGCCACATAGAAGGTCTTACCCGGCGTGGCAGTGAACATGCCGCGTAGGCTGCTCGCAATGGCTTCCATGGGGTCGCCGTAGTGGAAGGCCAGTATATCGGCGTCACGGGTCTTGATGGTGGCGATCAGAAGGTCGATGTCCTTGACTGATCCACGCGGGAAGTTCTGCGGCTGCACGAGACGGCCAGCCCATCGACCTGTGCCCGCACCGTGGTACTGAAGCAGGCCGTGGATGCGGCCATTCTTGCAGCAGCAATCGCGGAACTTGATGAGCTTCTTGGCGCTGGCACGGGATAGCTGTTGACGAATCTCAAGGACTCGTTTCACGTTGTCGGGCAGCGGAACATATAGGCCCTTGATGAAGTCTTCGACGGTGCCCGCTTGCAGGTTCGGAAGTTTGACTCCTTGTGTCGCGCACCATGCGCCGATCTTGGCAACCTCACTGCCACCAGTGACAGCCCCATCCGTTAGAGTGACGAGTTCCTTTTCCAAATTGTCCGTGATGGTGGTGACGATGTGGAGCGCAGCGAGCACCGCTTCCATATCCACGTACACGCCACGGCGATTGATTCGCTGATCCATCACCCACGTCGAGAACTCATCGGCAGACAGGTCTCCAATGGTCTCACCGAGTTTGTCTTCAGCCTCACCGTCTTGCACACAGTAGTCATATAGCTTCTGCAACAGAGCGGCATCGCGGTTGCGTGTGCTCGGGTCTTTCTTCGTGGGCTTCCTCGGCTTGCAGAGCTTCTGGATAAGGGTCTTGCCTTCCTTGTCCTTCTTGATAGGCAGGTCCAATACCGCGCCCACTTCATCAAGGCCGAGCGGCAGGCCACGGTAGGCACACGATGCGAGCGTGTCGATCCAGCACTGCGGGTTCGGGATACCGAGCTTGGCACTCAGTTGCCAGAACCAGATCGCGCGCTCGAACTGACAGTTGTGCGCTTCGATAGGATGACCGGCGTTGATGTGGTCGATGATTTCTTGCGGGAATGGTTTGTCAGGAGTCCAGAGCTTCTTGCGCTCACCGGGACGACCGTATGACAGGCAGAGGACTTCAGTGGAGGGGTCCTCAGCATAGCGCCATGCACCGCAATCACGCACGTCCACTTCGGAGTACGTTTCGAAATCGCAGATCATACGTGGGCGCTGAAGGATGTGCAATGTGACCTCGTTGAAAAGGACAGGGCGAGATTATGAGTCCCGCCCCGGTGCGTCGTTCATTCCCCGATATTTTTACAGCACGACCCTCGGGGGGAGCGGGGTTCCTTAGATGTCGTCTGCGCCGAAGTCGTCGTCACCAGCGGTCGGGTCCACGTCACCCTCGCCACCGTCGATGCCGTCGAAGCGATCCATCATCGAGTTGCCGCCGCCGATGCGATCACCGACCTTCTTGAAGCGAACATGGTTCACGTAGAAGGTGAGATAGCACTTGCCGTTGACTTCATTCGGGACGATGCTGAGTTCCAGCATCGCATAGTTCCCCGGCAGAAACAGCTTCTTGATGATCTTCAGATCCTCGGGATTGTCGCGGTCGAGAGTCGCCCACTTGCCGACCTTGGGGTCGAAGTAGGAGAGGCGCGGCGGGACTTTCACGCTGGCCGTGGTTCCGATCTGGTACTTGCCAGCAAGGAAATCGAGATTGCTCTTCTTCCCCTTCTTGGCAGAGAGGGCGATGATGTCGTCACCCTTCTTCAGCGGCCAGTCGTTCGTGCCGTCAGGCTTCTTCGGGAACATCTCCTTCAGGTCCAGCTCCGGCCACTTCTGCTTGACGATGGCCTTGCACTCGGCAATCAAGTCAACGTCGATGAGCTTTTCATCGACCTCGCGCTTGAACTTGGTCATGTCGCCCGGTTCAACGATCATGCTGACGCTGTACTTGGGTTCCTTGGCCTCGATGCCGGTCTTCGGGTCCTTGTAGAGGCGGGCCTTTTCCACATAAACCTGACTGATGCGAACCAGCGGGGACATGAGGTTAAGGCGAAGTTCATTGCTCATTGTTTTCTCCTGTTTGCTACTGTTTGCTACTGCTTACTACTGCTTGCTGCTCTATCACAGATCGTCCCTTTGGGCTTCTTGTTCGTCCATCAGGTCCATCAGTGACTTTGCTTCCACACGATTATCCGACAACGGAGCAAGTGTCAACCCGGTATTTTGCGGGGTGAACGCGCACTGCGTGACGAACGTCTTGCCACCCGGCAGCTTTTCAATCTGCGGCGGCGTCAGCAGGACCGGCTTCGTGTATGCGGCCTCACCGAACTTTGCTTTCAGGTATTCCTCGACGGGAACGTCCTGCTTATCGACCTTGATATAGTCTCGCCACTGCCTATTGGCTTTCTTCTTGACGAGCTTGAAGCCCTTGATGCGGTCGCCCTTCATGGCGCGGTCAAAGGCGATCTGCTCAAGCCTTTCACCCATCTTCGTGATGGCCTTGATCTTGTTGATGGCCTCACCGATTTCTTCGCCGCTCATCTTCTCAGGATTGGTCAGCTTGGATAGGTCGATGATCGCCTGAGCCATGGCAGGGCAATGACTCTTCACCGGGCAGAAGGTGCAGTGGTCACCCATCTCCAATCGAGCGTCCGGGTTCTCGGTCTCTGCCATCGCAGGGACAAGCTCATTCAGATACCAAGTCTCAAGCTCGATGCCTGTCATGCTGATGCTGCGGATGAGCCCTTCATGATGAGGGATGCGCGGCTGCATGATGGTCAGAATGATTTCTTCCACATCGGCGTGGCTGTCGATGAGACCATCCTGAATGAGTCGGTCCACCAAAAGCTCGGCGTAGTATTTGATCTGCGAACTGGTTGGCTCAACGGTGATACCGGCTCCAAACTTCAGATCGTTCACCCATATGCGGACACTGCGCATGGCATGATTTACCGCCACGATGCCGCAATCAGTTGTCCCGTACATGAGGTCATGCTTGGAATGCTTCATGGATGTTTCGATGAACAGCGTCACCTCACCGTAGGCCTTGGCCTCAGCGATGTTCTCCATGATGTGCGAGTAGCAGATGCTCAACGCATTGACCATGCCTTGGTCCACATCGAACTTGGTTCCCTCGACGGTCACCTGTGTTCCCATGAACTCCCATGGCTCGGGCCAGTCACCCTCAAGGCAACGGGCAAGCACCTCATGCGCAGCGGTGCCTTCCTTGGCGGCCAGTCCCGACTCGGTGAACCCGATGCCGAGCTTCTTGCCAAGCTGAATGGAACCGGGGCAGTGCATCCACCTACCGGAACCGGACGCGCCGAGGGGACTATGTGATATTGCTACAACCGAGATGTCACCCATTGTGGCTCCTGATATACTCAATCATGGTCTGCATTGTGCCGACATTTTCTTTTACAAGCCCGAGGACCATATTGCAATGGGCACATAGAATACCTCGGACTTTTCCTGAAGAATGGCAGTGGTCCGTTTGCCATCCGTACCTACCTCTGGGCTCAAGTGTATGGCATATAGCACAACATCTACCTTGGTCCTCAAATAAGGATTCCCATTGGTCAATGGTCAACCCATACTTCTTCTTCAGAGCATATGTCCTGATGTTATTACGCTCTTCAGCATCAGTCAGGGTGGCTTTGGAACAGGCGGGGCTCAACCCTACCTGTTCCTTCTTCGATGCTTTCCTTGCCCGAGCCCTCGTGTTTATCGCGTTCCGATGTTTATCCTTGTACCTTCTACCGTATTCACGGGCTTTCAGTACGACTTCGGGACGCGACCTATATTCACGAGTGCTCGGCATGGTCAGTCGTTCTTGCTCACTTCTTCAGCGCGGCCTCGATGTCGGCCTTGATCTTCGGGCGATCTTCGTCCTTGGTATCCATGGTGCGAGCGGCACCATACTTCGCAAGGATCGCCTTGACGCTGGCCGTGTCGATCTTCTTGGCCTGCAAGTGAGCGGTGATCCACTCCTGAAGCTCCTTGCCGGTCATCGGCTTCTCGGGCTCGGCAGCCGTCTCGAACTCACCGAACTCATCGGGCTCGGCAGCCGGTGCGGCGACCGGGGCCGGGGTCGGCTCGGGCTTGGGATCGGCGGGCTTGGCGGCTTCAGTCTTGGCAGCCGGTGGAGTCAGGGTCTCCTTCTTCGGGCGACCGCCGACATTCTTGGCAGCCTCGCTGACGACCGTGGCTTCAGCCGTGGTCTTGCCGGACTTCAGGCCGGACTCGATAACGGTGGTCTTGGCCGAGGTCATGAGGGTCGTGGCAGCGGCCATATAGTCTTCACCGTCAGCCAGATTGGCCTTCAGCGTGACTTCGGCCTCGGCGGGCTCGTATTCCTTGGCCTGAATGCGGCGCATGAAGCGAGCACTGATTTCGTAAACTTCCATGTTGTCATCTCCTTGTTGGATTGTTGGTAAACGGGTAGCCTAGTTCTAGGTTTCTGTCAAGTGTCATCCTCCCATTCGTCTTCACGAAACTTGTTATCCCCTTTTCGCTTTTTGGGTATAACACGCTGATGGTACTTGTCGTCCGCAAGGTCTTGCGCCATCGGATCGCGTTGCTTCAGATTGAGTCTGCGGTAGCTCGTCTTGTCGCCCACTATTGCACCTTGTCCAGCACGTTGTAAATGGTTTCGTTCTTCTCGAACACGGTGGCCAGCACCTTCTCATCAAGGGAACCCTCGGCCACCAAGAACTGGGCGATGACGTTGTCATGCTGTCCGATGCGGTGGCATCTATCCACTGCCTGTTCGTTGGTTCCCGGCACCCATGCAGGTTCAGCGAAGACCACATGGCTGCACACGTTCTGAAGCCCGTCGATGCCGAAGCCAGCAGAGTCCATCTGGCCGAGGAAGATGCGCTTCTTCGGATCGGTCTGGAATGTCTGGACGGAACTGTCCTTGGCCTTCGAAGACATGCCACCACGCACGGCCACCACGCCGAACCTTTCGAGCGCTTGCGTCAGCATGTTCATCACCTCGACGTGATGAGCGAACAGCACAACCTTCGGAATCTCCAACACGTCGAGCAGGTACTTCATGTGCTCAACCACGCGCGGCACCTTGGCAATGCCCATCTCCTTGCGGATCGTGGAAATCATACCGAACATGTCACCGAATGGATTCTTCAGGTCCATGACGGTGTACTTCAGCAGGCTCTCACGTTTCAGCACATCTTGGATCGCGCCCGTGGGCTCAAGGTAGGTCAGTTCATAGACCTTGTCAGGCAGGTCCTTGAGCACGTCCTTCTTCAGACGGCGCACCATGAAGTTAGTACGCAGACGCGCGTTCAGTTCAGGCAGACGGCCACGCTTCTCGACGTTGAAAATCTTGTCGTCCTTCGTCTGCATGCGCTGCGATGGATTGAAGCGGAAGACGAAGTCATCATAGTTCATCCAGTCGATGGACTCAGGACACAGGGCCTTGGCCAGTGTGAAGCACTCGCGCGGACGGTTCGGAAGCGGAGTGCCGGTCAGCGCCACGATGCTCGCTGCATTCTGTGCCAGATACTTCTTCTTGAAGTCACCACCACCGAAGATGCTACGTGTGCGCTCGGCATCCATGCTCTTGAGATAGTGCGCCTCATCGAGCACCATCTGATCCCACTCCATCTCCATGAGTGCGTTGTGGATGCCCTCGTTGCGCGTCAGTTCGTAGGACACGATGACCGCGTTGGTATCCGCGCTGCTCTGCGGTGATCCCTGTCGGGAGTTCAGGTAGATGTGAGGGAAGATGTCCCCACTTGGCGGCAACCACCAGTTCTTGAGTTCTCGAAACCAGTTGAGTCGAATGCTGGCCGGACACACGATGAGGAGTCTTTTGGCCTTGGTCTCATTGGCAATGCCGATGGCTTGAGCCGTCTTCCCGAGTCCCGGCTCGTCACCGATGAGCACGTTGCCATGCTCGACTCCGAAACCGATGCCTGCATTCTGGAAAGGACGGTACGGCCTCTTCGGGTCCTTGGACTGGTAGACCTTGGGGACCTCGATAGCCCACGACCTGTCGTAGTCTCTCTTGAGCCCATCCAGTTGCGCCTTTGCCGCTGGTGTAGCCTCGTCATAGAAGGACAACACGGCATACGGATTGAAGGCATGAACCTTCTCATAGTTGGCCGTATAGTATCGCTTGCGCCCGTCAGCGGTCAGCTTAGGGGCACGTGTGACAGGCTCGACAAGCAGGGTCAGTCCAGCCTTTTCGGCCTTCTCCTGATCCTTGGTTGCGAGTTCGAAATAGGAGTCGAACTTGATGGTCTTGCCATCAATGGTTCGCTCCCCTGCGGGGACAAATGATAGGGTCATGGGATGATGTAGCTCTCCACACCGGCTTCCTTGAAGAGGCCTTCGACAAATGCGATGTCCTCTTTCTTCGTCATGTTTGCGAAGCCCTCTGCATACACGGCTCGAATGCCGGACGCAATAATCATCTTCGCACATTCACGACATGGATAGTGCGTGACATATATGGTCGAGCCCGCAACTGTCTTGCCGAAACGAGCGGCGCGACCGATGGCATTCTGCTCGGCATGGATCACGTAGTCGTACTTGGTCGGACGCTCCCACCTTTCATCGGTCTCGGCCACGCCCGGTGCAAACCCATTGTAGCCTGTCTCGACCACGGACTTGTCGTTGTTCACGATCACCGCACCGACATTGGTGTTCGGGTCCTTGGAACGGGTGGCCACCATCTTTGCCAGATCAAGGAAGTAGGTATGCCACGATTTCACAATCTTCATCAGATGTCTCCCGCTCCAAAATCTTCATCACCGTTTTCTTGCGTCGTAATCTCCCCAGTCTCCGGGTCAACCTGCTCATTAGGCTCAAGGTCTTCCACCTTGTCAAGACCTGTAAGGACAGGAGTAACCGGACCATAGGAGAGGGTGTGCGACTTGGTCTGTCGGGTCCACACAATACCCATGCCTGTCTTGCCAATCTCAGCCTGACCTTTGTAGCGATACTGCAAGACATCCATGGCCTTGTAGAATGGGTGCTCGCTATAGGTCTGCTTCTGTCGGGTGCGCTTCAGTTCGTTCGGTGTGAATCCTAGCTTCTCCAATTGAGCGCGCCACTGATCCGCGATGGCCTTGTCTCCAAGACGACCCTTCTTGGTCAGTTCGCTTTCGGAGTCATATAGGTCACGAACGATGTCAGTGAGCTTTACCTGCGAGATGTTGCCGGTCAGCATCGGGCAGTAGGCCTGCCTGCGAGAAATCATGTCACGCATAAGCTCAAGCAAATCCTGCGAGCGCTGAATCTCTTCAGCCGTGGTGACCACCTTGCTTCTATCGTTGACCACCGAACCACCACGGAAGGAAGCTGCCACGGAGCGGCGCTGACGGTTGAATCTATCGAAGCCCTTGATGTTCACGTTGTCGAACTGAAGGGTCTTGTGGTTGCCCTCGGGCGCACCCTTCACACGTGTCACCTTGGTCTCGCGCACACCACCACCGATGTGCTCGACGTTCCACACAGCATCCGAGCGGTTCTCGATGATGCCAGAGCCAGCCATGGTGTTCGCGTTACCCTTTGGCGGGTGCGCGGCGATGATGCAGGGGCCGTGGAAATTCTCGGCCAGTCTCTCGATGTTATTCAAAGCCCTCTGCATGGACTCGTCTGAAGACTGCCCACCCACGGCTCCTGAAGTCATGCGCTGCCACGTGTCGATCACGAAGGCCACCTTGGCGCGCTGGCCATCCTTGTTCAGCTTGCTCTTCGCAAGTTTCACCACTGCATTGCTGAAGTGATTGACCGCGTCTTCATCCATCAAGTCCACTGCCATGTCGATGAATTGGATACGGTTCGGGTCCTTGATTTCGTACCTTTCCGTGTCCTCATTGAAGTTGCAGAGACTCTTGTGCTGCTCACACCACGCCTCGTAGCGATCCTTCACACCTTCGAAGTCTTCGCCAGCGATGTAGATGACATGCCATCCAGCGTCCACCTCAGTCTCATGCCATGGAGCATCGCTCACGATGTGGCACACCGCGTCGATGATGACCGTGGTCTTGCCCGATCCACGTGAGCCGAGCACGATGGTATAGTTCTTGGACGGCAGCCAATCGCTGATGATGAAGTCATAGTGGACATCAATGCTGAGGACCATTGAGCCGTCGAAGAAAACATAGTCATCCTTCTTCTTCGTTTCCTTGCCAGCATCGGCAGAGGGAACACCCTCGTAACCCGGCCTCATTGATTCCGGCAGATCATCCCAAGAGCCATGCCCCATGAAGTCATCGAGCACCTTGCGGTTCATCGCACGGCGTGTGCCCATCGGGCGGTCGGCATACTTGTAGCCGTTCTCGACCTTCTTCTTCAGTTCATCCGGGTCCCACGGCGGCTCGCACTTGTCATTGAACAGTTCAAGCATGAGGTCATAGCAGACCTCTTCCGAGATGTTGAAGTCACGGACGCCCTGAGACGTGCTCTTCGTGTGCTCATCACCACCCTGCCCCTCGACGGCGGGCGCACGGGCCTTCAGGTATTCGCGGGCCAGATAGAGGTTGTCTTCTGAGTCGATGGTGTCCGGCTCAAGAGACTCCTGCGCATTCTCAGCGCGCACCATGGCCTCTCGCATGCGGGTCTTGATCGTGTCCGGCAGGGGTTCGAACGGCTTGTCACTGACGACCTTGTAGGATACCGGCACGAAGTTGTCCGGCTCGAACTCTTCAGGAATGTTCAGGATGGAACCGGGGCCTACAACGAAGCCATTGCCCGAACGGTTGTCGAGCCCTTCACCCAGTGCAGTCTTGACCGTGTTGGAGTACACCTTGTCAGCCGTGAAGTACAGGTGCTCGCCACCGCTTGGCGTCTTCACGGAGAACGTGACCCGATCCAGTTCACCGCGACTGATACCGAGCAGGCGGGCAGCCGTGTCATATCCGTCTGCGTCCTTCACGTCGATGTCGAGAATGAATCCGTTCTGTCCGGCCACGCAGCCATAGTTCATCTCGGGGTCCGAACGGAACCATTGCTTGATGAGGTCGGTGTCAGTCGTGGCCACCTCTTCCCATGCGTTGACGTTCGGATGCTTGCCCGGTGATCCGCAATAGTCCACACCCTTTACGCGGTCGCTCGGATCGGCGGGCTTGGTCGGACGGCCACACGTGCAGGAACCATCGGCCTTCGTGTGATGAAGGGGAACGATTCGGAGTCCACGTCCAGCCAGATATTCAGCCCATTCGAGCTTGGTTTTTTCCACAAGTCCCGCCTTTGGAAGGGGTTGTCGTCGTTCGTCCGTGAGCGGTGCTTTTACTCGGTAACGATGCCCACTGTCAATTCCCCATCTTGCAGGGCACGGACGATCTGATCGAAAGCCTCACCGCCGAGCTTCGCATAATCGCTCGGATCATAGGTGTCAGCGTAGTCGTTGCAGCACAGTTCCGCCAGAGCACCGGCCATGAGTTCAGCAGCCTTGCGAAGCTCGGGCATGGTGTTGCTGGTGGTCATCTCTTTCTCGGCCTGCTTAATGCGGCCAGACATGTTCTTGCTGAAGACCTGCACCATGAGGACGATGACCTTCTGCCCGAGCAGTCCTGATCCACGGCGCACACGCACGTTGACAAGCTGCTCCTTCAGGTTCTTGTCCTTCTTCTTCGCGTCGGCCCACATGCGGGTCATGTTGTCCGGGCCGGTGGCCTTCTTCAGAAGACCGATGTTCTTGAAGTCGTCGTTCATTGGCACTCTCCCGGCAAAGTCTTCCTATATTGTCGCCAATGATCGAAGTTCCCCCACTGCGAACGGTGCTCACCGTAGGGGTCCGGCGTGGCTTGATGCTCTGCCGGTGAAGCATGCAAGGGCTTGCTGTCGATCAGCTTGTCGTGCAGGATCAGGTCGGCTTCCATGCTCGGCTCCTTGCCATCGTGAGTGAGATAGCTGTTTCTCGCACACCTTGCAACAGACAACTTGACGGCCAAGATCGCGGCACCACCAGAGGCAGCGGCAGGCTCTTCGTTCTCGTCGGTTATCTCGACATAGGGAGTATGCCATTCGCCCGGTTGCAGGATGATCGGTGTGGATGCCATCCTAGCGTGGAACATCTCACCCGCAAGATGAAAGATATGGGGCTCGGCGTCCGGGTGGATACGCAAGGCATCCCAGTTGCTCCACTCGGTCGATGTCACCGCTACGTTGATGTGGCAGAAGGGTTCGATGAGTCGATTTACGACTTGCTTGTGAGCACCCGCTTTGTCGGCCAACCAAGCCGCGCCAGCGGCAGCCCACTTGCCGAGCCACCAAGCACCGCGCACGGTATTCAGACGCCATCCAGTGAGCGGCGCACCTGCCTGCATGCCCTTCTGATTCGAGCCCCAGTAGATCGGGTAAGCCGGGTCCCTCAGCATGTCGGCCAGCAGGCGCTTGACCGGGATCGCGCGGCTGCTCGATGCGTTGCGGCTGAACTGCCTGTGAGTCATCACCTCAGCATGTATCCATCGCGGGTAGCGAAGCTGAAGCGTGAAGATTTCCTTGCCGGACACTGCGCACTTGCTGTGCGCTATAACCTTGGCTGAAATTGTGGTCATGGTCTCAGAATCCCTTCGAACGAATTTTGCCTCGGAATTTTTCCGAGAGTTTCAATCCCGAAAAGTTAGGCGTCAATGATTGCGGCGATGAACAGTATCCACCACGCGCCCCATGACATCATCTCGGGCGGCACAAGCAACATAATCAGCAGAACCAGAATGACCATCACTTGGTCTCCTTTATCTCATTCGCCCAAAAGGTAGCATCAGGGTCTTCACGATTCTTCTCGGAAACCTCGAACTTGGCGGATTCTATAGCTGACTCGGGATCATCCGCGTCAATCTCGAATCTGCGAAACACGAGGTACGCCGGGGAGTGCATGAAGACCCTGTACTTGGTCATTCTTCGTCGTTCATCGCTTCGCTGACGGCGTAGTTCTTGAGTTCGAGCGCCGAAGAGATGGCCATCAGGTCGAGTCCCTTGTTCTGGAACTCGGCCACGAGGTCATCGAGTGCTTCTTCAAATTCCTGCGCGATCTTGTCCATGGTCAGATTTCTCCTTCTTCGGTTTCTTGGGGAATCATGCCGAGCGCGGCCATGTAGACATCGAGCATCGACTGCTCTTCTTCACGCTCGCTCGGGTCCTTCTTGCGGGCCGCGATGATCTTGCGGAGAATCTTGGTGTCGAAGCCGTTGGCTTTCGCCTCAGCATAGACCTCCTTGATGTCGCCCGCGATGGTCTTCTTTTCTTCTTCGAGTCGTTCGATGCGCTCGACCACTGACTTCAGTTGGCCATGCGCAAAGGTTGTCTTCGTTCCTTCAGCCATTTTCGGCTTCTCCTTCGGGTTTGGGGACTTCATTGAAACGTCCGAACCATCCATCACGAAGGAAGATGGTACGATTCAACGTGGCCAGAGACCACATCAAATACTGTGCGATGATATAGTCTGGAATGTTCGCTTCCGAATCCAGACTGTGCTTGTTCACGAGCGCGGTCAGTTCCGCGCCAAAGACCTTGGCCTTGTCCGGGCTCATATCTCTTCTCCTTCTTCGTCTTCATCCTCGATGTTCACGCCGACATCCTTGGGGCCAACCCAAAACTGAGTGCTCGGGCCGGTCCAGAGGCGATCCCATACGAACCATGAATAGTTGTGCATGGGAGACTTCGTCTCTTCCCACGGGTCCTTCTCGTACCACCAGTCCCAACGTGGGCGTGATGTCAGAACGACTTCATATGCAAAGGGCGGGCCATTGAACATTTCAACGCGCTTGCTTGAGTGGTTCCAGTCCGTTCTCAGAATCATGGCCACATAATCCACGCCGAGGGCCAGCGCGTGACGCACAAAGGCCTCAGCCGGTGTGCGCTTCTTGCCCTCGTAGATGACCTTCTTGCCACCGTAGGGCGGATTGGTGATGATGCCGCTGTATTCCTCCATGATGTCCATGGACGGCGGCGTGTCAAGGAAATTGCCTTGCGTGATGCTACCGAGGTCTGTGTCGAAGTTGGACACGTCGATGTCCGAATTTGCGACATCAATCTCATGGTCTTGCAGAACCTCGGTGATGTCGCCGCGACCGGCAGCAGGCTCCCACACCGGGCGAGCGCGCAAGCGGGTCAACGGCGCAACCGTCATGAGGGCGCGCGTACACCATTGCTGCGTGAAGTATTGCTCGTTGCTTCGGCGCTCATAGCCAGAGCTACGGAAGTTGTGCTTGGTTTCTGACATGGATACCTCAGTTGACGACGATGCGGGCGGGAAGGGACTCCCCCGAAGTTTCCTCGTCTTGTTCCGGCATCTGATTTTCCTGTGGCTTCTGGACCACGAAAGCGATGTCGAAGTCCACGTAGCTGATGTCCAGCACGTGAGTCTCCTTGCTGAACGCTTCGTCCGGGTCATCCAGCAGTCCACCCGTGGCAATGCGGAATAACTCACGGAAGCGCTTGCGGTACTCGCCCATGAAGTCCTGAACTTCCTTGGACTGCTTCAGTTGCAGCAGCGCAAAGTCTTTCTGCATCTGCTTGCGTGTCTGCGCAAAGTCCTTGGCGGCATCCAAGCCAATCGGGTCGGTGATCTTGAGGGGTTTTGTCATCTCGTCGTCCTCTTATTGATCCCACCTGTAGCCTTGGCCACCTTCTTTGTCAACGGGAAATTCTCCATGACAGACTCCCGGCAAATTTCTAGGGATATGTCTGCCAAATCGAAAACTTCACGCATACTCTCGTGCTCGTACTTGAACCATCTTTGGGCCTCAAGCATGATCGCGTTGTGCTTGTCCACCTCAGTCTGGCCAGTAAAACCGAGCGCGTCCATGATGGCTCGCGCCACGCATTCCCTCCACATCAACGTCCATGGTCGAGACCATCCCTCGGGTTCGGCAGCGTTGGCAAAGGCCTTCCTGACCCCAAAGGGCAGGTGTGGGTTAGCGGATATACGTTCGGCAATCGTAGACAAATCGGGACCTCATAGGTTCTTGCCACCGAGGACCTTGCGAACTGGACGACCGTTCTCACCGATGTCGGCGGGTACGGGCTCACTTTCCTTCCACATGAGATAGGCGATGATAGGCATCTCCATCTCAGCGAAGCCGTCTTCATCAATCGGGCCGATGTCGATGGACCCGACTACAAAGGCCTGCTGAACGATCCAGCCCTCCTTTGCAAGGTGGTTCACATCTTGGTCGATCTTGTCGGCGGGGCCGATAACTGTGCGATAGACGGGCATTGGTCTCTCCGGGCAGCTTGCTCACATAGTCGGGCAGCTTGCCCACAACCGGGCGGGCAGCTTGGCCACAACGGCGGGCAGCTTGACCACAACGTCCGTCACCTGTCAAGGACTTCGTTAACCCTACCCGTTAAGGTTAACCCGCTCGGGATCATTTACCATGTTCATCAAGGTTAACGGCCCGAATGTTCCCGCTCGGGATCATCCGCTGTCCTGCTCTTCCTTGATGTAATTGGCCACGATGCTGCTGAAATTTCCGAACAGGAATCCAAGGGCAACCCCTGTCCAGTTCCCAAGAGTCTCCGGGACAATCTTGCCGGTCAATGTGAGCCACAGGGAGGCCCCTACAATGGCCATCATGGTCGCAAGGGTCATGATCCATCCCGAAAGGATTATGGCCCTCACAACCCCGCTCTTGCGGCGCTGCGCTGCCGTCAGGACGGCGGGCTCTGGCGCTTCATATCCCATGTCTGTACTCATGTCACGGCTCCCATTTGAAAAGGACGTAGTCGATTGCATATTTGCGGGCCACGGCCTTGCGCAATCTGTCCTCTGTCTCAGGACTCAGGACAGGCGGCGGGACCTTGGGCTTGTTGACATGGGGCAGCGTGTCCGGCAGGTCATAGGACTTTGCCGTCCATCGCTTGAACACTTGCCAGCCAATGCCCTTGACCATGTCCTCAAACTGGATGATTTCGCGCGGAATAGAGGCCCCGCCAGCGGCCAGATATTCATGGGCCGGTCCAAGGTGGTTCTCAAGAAAGGCGGGCGTGTCCGGCTTCCCTACGGCCTCTAGCACAAGCTCGATGTAGTCGGGGAACGGCATGCCGCCGTAAGCTCCGGGCAGGTAGTCGCAGGTGAACGACTCCACGGTGCGGCCTGCGATCTTGTCGCGCCAGAATGAGACCAGCCTGTCCCACGGCCTGCGCACCACTGCCAGCACTGGCACTGCATCACGATAGCGGATTGCATATTCGCGCGTGACGTAGTTCAGCCTCGGATCGGCGTGAATGTTGATGGTCGGATCAATGCCGCCCTCAGCCATGAGAATCGCAGCCTTCATCGCCGTGTTGGCGCACTTGCCTTGGAACATGACAATGACGTTCCCGGCAGTCCAATGAATGATGTTGTGGAAAGCCGAAATGCGGGCGCGCTGCTCTTCCGTCAAGCGCTGATATGGTATCTCTTCCATGAGTCTCCTGTCCCTTTCAAATGGTGTCATGGGCGGGCGTTTCACCCGCGTCTCCCCGCACTCCGTCAGGGTGTCCTAGCTAGTTTAGACGACCATGATTCAATGGAAGGGCGTTCAGGCTTTGAAGGCCCTAGTTCCCTTCCATGTCGGCGGGCACTGACGCGCCAGCCCCGCCGCAGCTTATTCCGTGGCGCTATCCGCCGCGCTTTCGGCCTCGTCGGCGTTCGACGTTGCATCACCTTCCAGCTTGTCGATGACCTCCTGCAAGGCATTGACGGCCTCGTCCAGTTCATCCACCAGCGACTCGGCTGCACTCGCCGCCGTTTCCAGATTGTCGATTGCCGAGTCGGCCATGCTGCCCTTGTCGCCGTTCTGCATGTTCTCGGGCATGTTGTCCTTGTAATCCTGCTCTTCGTCCCTCGCGGTTTCGAGCATGTCCTTGGCCTCGGCTGCCGCCGCCGATGCTTCCTCCATGAGGCCGCGCGCCTTGGCAATCAGTTCCACTGCGTTGCCAATATCCTTGCGTCGTTGCTTGTTCAATTCCTTGACTCCTCTTTCAGTTGACGATTCTTCATTTGGCAGAAAGCACGTGCTTTCCAGCATTCAGACCATGTGCCAATAAGCTCATGGCCAGCCGGATCGGTGACAATGAAAACGGTCGCATTCACGGGCGGGTCACAATCTCGACCGTCTTCAATTCGATAGGTGTAAATTCCCGCGCCCATGTTCGACTCCTAGCTCTGCTGCACCCAGTAGGTGGTGCCGTTGACGTTGTAGTCCTGATAGTCGGCCTGCAATTGCTCTGCCGCCTTGGCCCAGTCAATGCAATTCAAGGGCCACTGTGCGTCACGCTTGGTCGCGCCGATGTCATCCGCGAACTCGCGGGCATAGGTTTCGAAATAGTCATCCGCGATGAACGTGGCCCCGTGATTCCAGTCCGTGACGTTCTCGGCGTCCTCCACGAACTCCTTGAGAGCCGCGTATTCTTCATAGTCGTCCCATTCTTCCATGGCCTTCTCGGCGTCTTTCAATGCCTCTTCGTTCTCGGCCAGTTCATTCTTGAGTCGCGTGACCTCGTCGTCGGCGTCATCACGGTCAATCTCGGCGCTGCCGTAGCCGTCAGTGTCGGGGTCCATGTCGTCAAGAATGCCCTGCGCTTCTTCGGCGTCACGCTCGGCTTGGGCAAGCGAGTCCTGCCACTGCTCCACCATGCCCGCAGCCTCGTCAATCGCATCCTGCAATGCGTCGTGGTCGCTGTCCAGTTCATCCCACCGCTTGATAACGTCACGAGAGTCGAACACGTCACCGGGGGAATTGATGTCAAAGTCGGCCATGTGATTGTCTCCTGTGTTGGTTGATGATGAACCCGCTATAGACACGATTGCAGCCGTGTCTATAACGTCACTGGATCATGGTTAACCGCTGATCGGCATGAACCCTTCGCCGGTCGTGTCGAATTTCAGCGCCTCGCGGACCTCAGCCTTTTCGTGGCGCGAAAGAGACAACCAGCCAGCACCCTTCATTTCGCCAGCGGCGCGGGCGTGAAGCGCATTGGCAGCCTTGAGTCGGTCGGCCTGCGAATAGTTGCCGTTGTTGACGATGCCTGCCAGATCAACCAGCGGCATTGCGTATGCGATTTTCGCCGTGAGTCCCTCAGACATTGAGCTTTCCTTTCTTGTCCAGCGCGTCCAGCACGGCAGCGCATATTGCGATAGGCAGAGTCTCGGCTTTGGCTTCGCCTCGGGCGTAGTCAAACTGAATCACTGCCGTTGCGAACTTGGCTCGGCTGTCAATGACCATGGCCATGCTCGGCATGCCACCGGCCATGTGCACCAGCTTAAGAGCCGTCTCGGTGCTCACCAGCGGATTGCCGTGACGGGCCATCCATCCATCGGCCTCGGTCATGCCCTTCGGCATGAAATTGTTTTTGTCGGCCAGCGAATGGTCAACCGCATGCAACACGTCGCTTGCATCCACCAGTGCCGTGCCGGATTCCTGCAACAGGAATGCAAGCTCTTCAGGTGTTCCCATTTTTGGTTACTCCCTTGACCTCGTACCCGTTGTCAAGCAGGTACTTGAGGAAATGCGCGGTATCTGCCCAGTTGGTAAATGACTGAGAGGACCCGCGCGTCCACACGGTGAATTTCTTCGGCTGCTTGCGCCTCACGAGAAATAGACCTTGCCGTCATCGCCCCAGTAGGCGTCAACGTTGCCCTGCTTGCGGGCGCGCTTGGCCAGACGGTCGCCCAGTCCACCCTCGGTCAGTTCCTCGCGGTCCCAAAAGCCCACGCCGTGGCCGTTGCGCGTGTACCAGAAATCGCGTCCGGCCTGCTTTTCATCATAGCCGCGCCCTTCGTGGCCGTCATCGCCGTAAGCAATGGCCAGCAGATCAGCCGCGTACTCTTCGAAGGCCTTGCAGTCATTCATGACCTCGACCAGAGTCGCCTCGGTCATGTCGGCGTAGCCCGCATCCTTGGGAATGCTGCCGCTGACGGTGCCCTCGCGGACGGCTTCCTGCGCTTCCTCGGAGTCCCATTCGTCACGGTCATAGCGCTCATTGTGCTCCGTGAAGAAAGCGGCCTCAAGGTAGCCCTGCACGAATGCGGGCAGCCTGTCGAAGCTCGGCATGTCCTTGGCGTGATCGGTCGGCATGATGTATTCCGGCATTTGTTGCACTCCCATGTAATGTTGCGATGGTCAGTCTATAGCCTGAAAACTTGGAGAAAGCAATCAGTCTGTAGGCTGATGGTTAACAGACCGTTTCCAAGGCCCTGACAATTTCCACGGCCAGATTCCTTGTCGGGCATTTGGCAATGATGTACTTGGCCTGAAACTCGCCGCGCGATTCATGGAATCGCACCACGTGCCACACGCAATCGCCGTCATTGCCCTTATGCTGAATTTCATAGGTCCAAGGCTGCATTGTTACCTCCTATCTCTGCCGTGTTCAGTGAAGACTCGCCGCATGTCCTTTCGCTGCTTGTGCAGTGTCCTATGGCAGCCGGGAGTGCCGCCAAAGATGGTGAACCGCTCGACTCCATCCCTTCGCAGGAATAGCTTGTAATGGCCGCTCCCGGTGCGCTCGCAATCGTAAAGCTCTATGCCCTCTTGCCGCGCTATCTCGACCAGTTCATTCCACGTCTTCGTCTGCATGCGCTTCGGCATCCATCTGATCTTCAAGGGTCCGCACTATGTCCATGTAGTGGAAGCCCTCCATGGCTTCAATCTGATCCAGTGTGAACCTGTTGGAGTCGTCCCGGCAATCGCCGCGAAATTCGGGCCGGTGATAGTGGCCGCAGCAACCGCATTCCTCGTACTTGATGCTGACCTCTTCCATCACACATGTTCCTTGCCGATACCCTTGGCCCTGTCTTCGGCGCGCGCCTCTACATGGTACGAGTGGTCACCTTCCCACAAAGGACCATCCGGGCCGATGGTTTCGTCCAGCAATTCGTCAAGGTCATTCCCCCAAAGCATCCATCCGTCTTCGGGGTGGTCCTCTTCGTCAACGATCACATATGCCATGTGATCCAGTCCCTCGGCACGGTGCCGCCAGCCGTTGCTCGGCGCGGAGTCGAGCCACTCCCCGCGCGACTGCACAAGAAAGCCGTAGCTTTCCACAATCTCAATTTTCCGCTTGGTATCCATGATAACCCTCCTAATTTTCCAGCCGGTTAGACTCCCGGCAAATTTCTAGGCACATGAGACTCCCGGCAAAATTTTGGGAGACTCGTTGAAAGTCGAAAAGTTGGGCGATTAGTAAAGCGCCTCGGTGCCGATGCTGCGCGCGAACGTCCGCGCCCTGACCTGCGATCCGGTGACCGCATCGAAGAAAGCCCGGTTGACCGCAGCCGTCAATTCAGGATTGGCAGCGCCGTAGTTGGCGCGGCAGAATTTCCGCACATAGGCGGGCCGGTCATCGGCGTCCGTGTATTCCATCATCGCCAGCGAGTCGATGTCGCTCAAGACCCGCGTCATTGTCAGAACCTTCATGGCTTGTCTCCTTTGTTTGAGACCGGACCCGGATGTTATGTCCGGGCCGGTCATGCCCAAAAATCTTTCGACGGTGTTTCCGATTTACTGCGCATCCGGTGCCCCGTCACCTGTCACATGTGACCCTCCTTTGTCCGCATTGGCTCGGCTCGTTTCCGATGATTGCTTATCTCACACGGGCAGCTTGGGCACAACAGGCAACCGTGCTCATGGTTAACGAATGGTGAATCGGGCAGCTTGCTCACAACCCTCGGCGCGCGGGCGGGCAGCTTGGCCACAACCGGGCAGCTTGCCCACAAAGGGGCGGGCAGCTTGGCCACAACGGCGGGCAGCTTGGCCACAACGCCCCGTTAACCATGAATCGTTAAGGTTAATGGATCGTTAACGTTCACACTTCGGTAAGGTTAAAAGTTAAGGTTAACGAAAGGTGTAAGTTAGCACTTCGTTAGGGTTAACGATTCACCATATCCTGACTGCGCGCGCCGTGGGCGGTTCCCTGTCCCGGTCTGCTTTCCGGTCTATGCGATTCAGTCTATCAGGGATTCGTTACCAAACCGTTAACGCCGAGCCGGATTCCACAATATGGTTACCAGCCGGTTAATGCCACGCAAGCCGGTTTAGAGCGCGCTGCAAGGCCTTCCCGCTTCCCGGCTGGCATAGTAGCGGCCTTGCCAGCCGTGGCCATTGCTTGCCGCTCTTTTGGCCGGTTGCGCGCCGTCCTATATGCCAGCCTTCCCGGCGCTCTTGCCGTTGCCGTTTGGCCGGTCAATTGGCCGGTTGCTTCCCGGCGCGATTTGCGAGCCCATGGAAGGCCGGAATTAGACTCCAGTCCGATTGATCCGGCAACCGGCGCAAGGCCTTTGCAGCGCGCTCTAATGGCCACGGCAAGCCATGCCAGCACAAGCCAAACGGCAAGCGCCACGGTTGACGGTTGCCAGCCGTGGCGCGATAGTCGATTGCAGCCGTTATGCCTTGCCGTGATAGGCAAGCCGGTCAAACGTTCAAGACTCCTGCATTGTGGAAGCCATAGCGCCGCGCCCATTGCTGCAACACTTCCCGGTTGCCTTTGCCGGTTGCGCCGTGCTCATCAAGCGCGCGCTGCACATAGGCGAGTCCGTCATGCGTCAAGGGATTGTCAAGAAAGCAGCCGCAACCGGCGCAATGACTCGGCGTGTCCGATTCGCTAATCGTTTCCTCTTGCGGGAACGTGTCCGAGTCTTCCGTGTCAGGCTTGCCGCGCGCTTCCAGCCGGTCAATGATTCCATTGCCGCAATCATTGCACCATATGTCAGCCTGATAAATGAAACAAGTTTGCATGTCAGTTAGACTCCTTCCCTGATATGTGAAACGCAAGAGGAATGGACACGGACTCGGCCATGATCCGGCGAGTCGATTGTCACCATTCCGTTAGACCTATTCAACCGGCGCACAATGCCGCGCGCTTCCGGTCTCATGTTGCGCGCTTGCATATAGCAGAAAGCAACCGAGTCGCCGTCATGCCAGATTGCGCCGTGATAGAATCGCGGCGCTCTTGCGCGCGTCATGTTAGGCCATAGGCCGCGCATTATGCCAGCCTTCCCGACTCGTCAAATTCATAATCGTTTGCCTCAATCGACTCCGTGATAGCCTCATCACTTGTTTGATAGTTATATTCCGCCTCAAGTTGCCGGTAAATCCAGCGCATGAGTCGGCGCATATAGTTTTCGATTCCGCCGGTCACGTCATCCGAGATATTCCGCCACGTGTCGCCGTCAAGCTCAAACTCAAAACCGATTGTGTTTTCGTGGCAATAGTGGGAGTCGCGCCGGACCATGCGCGCCGTTAGCTTGTAAAAATAGCGGCGCTGCATTTCCTGCAAGCCTTCTGCAATTTCCTGCAATTCGGAATCTTGCGGCGCATAGGCCTTTATGGCCTTGACCATGCCGCGCTTGTAATTCCATGTCCCCTCAAAGGACGCGCCGTCACCTTGCGAGCAAAAGCCGGAAAAAGAAATGTCAGGCTTGACAGTCCGAGTCCCGCTCTTGTGAGTCGTGACATTGTGCCAACGTTCAAGCCGTTCCGAATGGATTCCGAGAATGTCGAAAATCCGCGCCGTGTCCTCATATATGGACTCATACCAGTATGAGTCATCACAAGCCCATTCCCGGAATTTATCAAGCGCGCGCTCTTGCGCTTTCTTGCTCAATTCCAAAAACTTGAAAACGGTTTTTTCGATTGTCATTGTGCGAGGCATAACTTGACTCCTGTTTTGTGTTGCTTAGATTCGTTCGGCAGTGAAGAGCGCAAACGCCGAATGTGCCGAATGAATCGCCATGGGCCTTGCCTCACATTCGATTGTCAAGACTCCCGGAATGTCACGAATGGAAGCCATGAAAGAATCGGCGCTTGATTGCGCTGCAAAGTGATAGCAGCGCGCGATTTCCGGCTTGCCGGTTGCCGGACGGAATGACACGTAAACCGGAATGACATAATCGGCCATCACATGGACTCCTCTTGTGATTCTTTCCATTCTTCCCGTGTTGCAGTAGAGCAAAAAAGCCCCATGCAATAATTTACGGATGAGCCGGAACGGTTCCCATATTCCGCGACATAGGGCAAGCCGTAACGGTTGCGAGCCTTCCATGAGGCATTAGCAAGCCATGACACGGCGCGCTTGCTGCATCCGGCGTCAAAGGCTTCCCGAATGTGATAGGCTTCCCAGTCAAGCGCTTGCCGCAATTCGCGCCGAGTCTTCACTGCTATCACATAGCAGGAGTCCGGCATATAGCAGCCGCGCAAGCCTTGCGAAATTGTGAAGTAGAAAAGCCGGGAATGTTTCCGATTGTCAGACATGATTGACTCCAGTGTTGACGGTTGCGAGCTTTGCGGCAAGCGCGCTTTGCGCTTCCCTTTTGGTTTTGAAATTGAGATTGCAGCAACGTTCTAACACGGTTGCCGACACGCCGAGTCGTGTTGCCATTATAACCCATTTGCAGCCGTTTCCCGGCGCGGCAACCTTGCGGAAATGGAATGGCGCGCCAATGGCAAACTTGCCGCACCTTGAAAGCCCGTAAAATTCTGCGATCATGCTCTTGACTCCTGTTAGGAATGGATACCGGCGACAATTTCGCCGTTTGCCAGTTTGCAGCATTTCCAAACCGGCTTGCCGGTTGTATGGTGCAGCAAGCTAGAATTGCGCGAGTCGTAACCATTGGCGCGGCGCTCAAACTTAGCAGCCGCAAGCGCGATAGCTTCAAAGGCATTGCGCGCGGCAACGAAAACCGGACGGTTTTCAATCTTGCTTGTGACGGTTGAGGAAACTTTCATGTGAGAGACTCCAAAGGAAACGCCGGACCGTTCCGGCAACGCCGGTTATACAGTCCGACTCCTTAACAAAAGGTTAATCTGAATCGGATTCGGTTGTCTCCCATGCTTGCCGCATATCCAGCTTGATTCCGCGCGCTTCCCGGCGCTCTTGCTTGCGGCGCTTGTCAGCCGCGCGGCGTTCCACGTGAATCGGCTCATGAAGTGCAAGCGCTTCATTGGCAGCCGCGAATAATGCCTTATTGAACATTTTTAGGACTCCTGAGATAGGCCGGACCATTCCGGCAAGGCAAACACTGCCAGAATCGCGCGCCGTTTACCATCGGACCATGCGCCCATGGTTAGCGCCGAGTTAATGCTCGCTAGGCCGGTTTAGAGCGCGCTGCAAGGCCTTCCCGCTTCCCGGCTGGCATAGTAGCGGCGACATTGCGCAAGGCCGCTCTTGCCTCATCTGTGAAGGCCGGAAAGCCGCGCGCAACCGTGGCCACAAAAGCGCGATAGCACGAATCAGAAAGGCCGGAACATGTCCGGCCTTCCCGTGTCGCATGTAAGGGAGTCTAAGTCTTACAGCGCCAAATCCAAAACCTTCCCGGCGACACGTTCCACGTTAACGCGCTCATCCATGAAAGGGATTCCCTTTGCGTAAGCAGTGATTGCCGTTGCAGCATCCCAAAGGGATTCAACCGGCCTTGATTCCTCATCGACATGAGCGGCAAGAATTGCCGTTGCCATGCGCTTGCTGAATCGGTCATTCATGAAGGCTTGCACGTCATCAATCTTTTTGGCTTGTGCAGCCGCAAGCGCGTCC